GACGCCACTGTGCTTTGAAGTGTCTCGTGGATTGTCTTCGCTTCCTCAACCGAACCAGCCTTAGAAATCGCTTCGACAATTCTTTCTTTTTGTCGCTCATTCAGGGAGGTATTTCTCAGCGTGCGGTTGGTGTAAAGGAGTCGTGCATTACTAAGATTTACATCCTGCACATTCTCCTTAAGTGAGTTAACTACTTCTTGGTAGTTAGAAAGATTTTCTTTTAGTTTCTTGTTCTCAAACACTAGCTCTTCTTGAGCCTTCTTAAGTGCTTCGAGTTCTTCTGCAACTTCGGTGCTGCGGCGATGTGCCATTTCTAGCTCCATCTGGTGCTTCATGTCGTCATCAGAACGACCAGCCCAACCAGAGAGCGTAGCACCCATATCTACGGTAAGCTTTTCCATGATGGCATCAAGAATATCGTCTGACATTTCTTCGTATAGTTCTTCATGCTCGGCGCCCTCTTCGTAGCGTCTTCTGCCTTGGCGACCATAACCATAAGGAGAATATCCAGATTGTGCGCTAGAGCATTTGCCGGGATCATCCTCAAAACGTATCATACATCTTCTGCAAGCGGTTAGGTCGCCGGTCATTTCATAGTCACGAAGACAATCAGATGCTTCCTCATTAAGCTGCTCGGAATCTTCTTCTTCAGAGAGCATAGAGGCAACCATTTCCATGATAGAATCTTCGTCAAGCTCAACCTCTTCATCCATCTTTTCGCCAGCCATTCTCTTAGCTGTCGCCTTTGCATCAGCAAGATCGTCAGTGTGGTAGCCAGTGCCAGATGCACCCTTCTTTTTCACAGTGTACTCGTCATACTCTCTGTCCTTTCTGATCTCAACTGTATCGGAATAGGGGTGCTTTATTAATCTACCCTTAGCTTCATCGATGGTTTCCTCCGCATCTCTTTCTCCGGGGCCACATTCAGCTTCATCAATGGTTTCTTCTGTCTCGACGCCTTCACGAAGCTCTTTTAGAGCCTCTGCAAGCTCAGCAAAGTCAATGGTAACCTCGGCACTATCACCCTCGTTAACACCGTCAAGCTCGCTCACGTCCTCTGTAAAAGCATCTGGAACACCTTCGGCAATCTCATCTTTTTCCTCTTCTTCCTGCATGGTCGCTTCCATACCCTCTGGCGGACCCATATCGGTGCCACCAAGAAGAGCATCAAGCTCATCTTGCTCAAGAAGTTTATTAAGAGTAGACTTAACCTCTTCTGAATATTTATCGATAATAGTGGCTTCCGCGTTCTTCATAGCGGCTTCCTTCAACGCCTTAGCGTCTACGATTGCTTGTTCCAATAGTGAAGACATAAACAAAAACTCCTGTAAAAATAGTTTTCATTTTAAATAGTGCGTTCTCGACTTAAAAGCAGCATACTTTTATAGTGGGAAGTCACTAATCCTGATTACCCTGTATCTGAGCTTGGCTTGAATATCACAAGCGCCGATAGTGTTTGTGCCGTCTATTCCGGCTTGAATCACCAAAAACAGATCAGTTGAAGCAGTATAGACCCTATTTGCTGTTGTTGATGTCTCAGCAAGAAATCCACTAGAAGAGTCTAAATTAAAAGCAGAGAAGTTACCAAGCCTATTTGTAATAGAAGCAAATGTGCTAAATCCTATCTTGTTGTTTACATTTGGAAGAAAATTTGGACTTGCGACAATAGGCCCCATAAAACGATTACTAGTTGTGCTAGTGTATTCTAAACATCCCCCAGTAAATAAAATAGTTCCCCTAACTGTTGAGGTGGGTGCTTCAGCCACTCCAATGCTAATGTTCACCCTATCTTGAGTGTTAGGAGTTTCAGCGACCAACTGAAACATTATTATGTAAGGATCATCGCTATTGACCACAATACCATCGCTTGTTTGCAGTTTTGAATACCAGCGAGGACCAGTAAAATTTGTCCCAGCAGTGAAGTCATAGTCAGCACTAGCCACGCCTACAGCATTAAAATCAACTTTTGTTATCTCATTGGTTGTTGCAGCACTGCTTAGAAGAACTCCAGATGGATCAGATTGTGTCCAACTTCCGTCCCCAATATCAACTGTCTCCCAGCCAAGCTTGTCTGCATCTGGAATATCTTGAAGTATCCACTTATTGTCTCTTAATCTTAGATTGGCCATTAGTTGTTTCCTATAATATAGAAAGCGCCAGATCCATCAGAAATAATTGTGATTGAGCCATAGTTAACCTTAATCTTCGCTGCACTAGCACCATCAATTGTCTCGGAGCCAGAAGGCTCAATCACCAAATTGTTTGTCGAACCAGAGCCTTCGATATCTTTGAACACCAATCTTTGTCCTGCTGAGTATGCGTTTGCGGCCAACAAAGAACCAGTAACTACACTGCCAGAAGTGTTCATGCCAATAATGTCATAAGAGGAAGATACAGTAAAGTTTGCTGTAAAAGAATTGAATGAAGTAGAGCTACCACCAGAGATTCCTGTTAGATTACTACCGTCTCCATAGAAGACAGAAGCTGAAACATGTGTTGAGGCAGTTATGTTTACTGTGGTAAGCGTGTTTGTTGCGCTGTTGAAAGTTAAGTTTGCACTTGCCCCAAGGTCGCCAGCATCATTAAATTGAACTTGAGTGTTTGCGCCAGCAACCGTTGGGATTGCGAGCTTCCCATCTACATAGTTGTAAAGTTGTAGGGCAGTTGCTTTTTTGTTTCCACTTTGATCTACAACAAATAAGTCGGTATCTCCCAAAGCGGCAGCACTAGATAGACCGGCTGGGTGTATTTTTAAACCACCAACGGCAACTTGTAGCCCGGATGCTGTATCTAGATTTAGTTCCAGATTCCCAGCGAGATCTCTTAAGCCTGCACCAAGATTTAAACTTGAAGGCCCTATATTTGTAAGAGAGTTGCCATCGCCCTGAAAAGCAGATGCCGATACATTAACCGAGGCAGTAACATCGCCAGTAACGGACAGCGATGAGCCATCAAAGGTTAGGTTTGCTTCTCCCTGAACTGTATCGGAATCAACAGAAGTTATTAGTCGATTATCGCCAGAATCATTATAGTTCTGAATCGCTCCTCCGACACCAGAAAGGCCAGAGCCATCGCCATAAAAAACAGAAGCGGAAATACCCACCGAAGCGGTTACCATATCTGTAAAAGTTTTCACGCCAGCAATTGATTGATCTCTATGATCATCAACCATATCTTCAATGGTACCTAGATTAACGCCACTAAATTCTACATCGTCTTTAAGGATGTTATAAGCCATACATAATCCTCTACTTTCCTATAAGTAGTCCAAATGAACCTTATTTTTTAAGATGCTTGGCAAGAGCGTTTTCGATCAAGTCAACATAGCCTTGTATATTTTTAGGATTGTCAGGATGAAACTCCCAAAGCTTTTCTCTATCTCTCTCGCGTTCTCTCAAATATACATCTTTGTGTGTTTCGATCGCACGCTCTAGCTGAAGTGAACCCTCCTTGGCATCCCATTCAGGAAAATAATAACCGTGTTCTTTGAAAAACTCTGAGTTATGCACAAAGGGGGTTCCAAAATACATGGCTTCAAGCTGTAGGTAGTTTAGTCCATTCATCCAGTGGTGACTGACAACTGTGCCAGCAAACTCTTTATGCAAGGCCCAAACAAATTTGTAGCGCCCCTCAAAGGATATCTTCTTGTCTCTCTTAAGGTTTAGTTTGCTTACCATTGTTAGAAACGTTTTGTGGTCTGCTAGTTTTAAAGAGCCAAAGTTATAAACATCGTCAATGAGTTCTGGCCTTCTGTTATACAAATCTTCAACAACTATCATGGGGATCATGCAAGACTTAACAATGTTAAGGTTTGGCTCAAAGAAAGAAATATTCTTAATATTTGTTGAAGGCTTAAAATAAGGATCAACTTTAAAATGAATATAGGTGTGGGTAACCACATCTGGGCTCCAAACGTATGGACAAACATGCATCTCTGTTTTTTCTAGAATCTGAAGTGCTGGTATTGAAAATTCAAAATGAGGAGAGCACCAAATCTCATGTATGTCCTTCTTGCCTATACCTGAATTTTCTGACTTGAATAACATATTTTCTAAATCGATTAGCAACCTATTGCCGTACTGAATACCGATTCGGACACCGCCAGATTTGTTTAAAGCATCTGCTGTCTTGCCTTCAAGAGCAAAAGCGCACTCCATAATCATATCGTATTCTTTAGCGTTCTCTGCGCTTAAAGGAAGTATCTCTTGGGTTATTAGCTTTTTGCCATGATGTTTGCTTGACTCCGAGACCAAATGTACATCATAGCCGGCACCACGCAATAATCTGTATAAAAACCAAACATTTTGATTAAGGCCATTGCCAAATAGATTTTCATCGCACTTTGAGGTTATACCAATTTTAACATTTTTGCTTATTTTCATTCTTTTGCTCTCCGTTATAAGCACACTTAAATAGTAAGACGATTGCCTTTGAGAGTCAATAAAAGCAAAATGGGGGTACCCCCGAAGAGGTACCCCCAAAACTAGGCTAACAATCTTCTACTAGAAGATGTACCACTCATCAGAGGCGCTATCGTAAGCAACCTTAACGGCAGCGTTAGGAACATCAAGTGTGACGCTAGACTGACCGTCGATGTTCTTACCGTTACCAGCAATGGTGAGAGTTGCATCAACACCAGAGTAGTTCTTGATGTAGTAGAAACTATCACCACCAAGACCAGTTGGTAGGGTAAAGGTTAGACTGTCAGCACCGGCAACAACATGGGTGTGGTCGCCAAGGGTGGTGTTAACAGAGAGAACCTGAACATCGTAGATAGCACCGATCTTGTCGCCAAGATCGCTATCGACAGAAGCACGCACAGACTCCTCACCAGAGAGACGGGTCTCAAGAGAAGCATCCACGCTGTCAAGGTAAGAAACCTGACCGCTTAGCTCGGTATCTAGAGAGTTGTCACCAGCGAGGCGAGCAGACTCTTCACTGCTTAGACGAGTAGTGAGAGAGGTGTCGGCAGAAGCACGGGCATCCTCCTCGTTGCTGACACGGAGGTCAACAGAAGCAAACTCGGCAAGAGCGAGAGACTCCTCTTCGCTTAGACGGGTCTCAAGAGAACCGTCAGCAGAAGCGCGCACAGACTCTTCGGCAGCAACACGAGTGTCCATAGAACCCATCTCAGCATCCTGCTCAGAGTCAAGTGCTGAGACGCGGGTGTCAAGAGAAGCCTTGAGGCTAGCCTCGACAGAATCAGCGCGATCCTCTTCGGTGCTTAGACGGGTCTCTAGAGAAGTGTCGGCAGAAGCGCGAGCGTCCTCTTCGTTGCTGACGCGGGTATCGAGAGAAGCGTTAGCAGCAGAAATATCAGTGCTAATCTTGGTCTCTAGAGAGCTATCACCAGCAGCGCGGACAGACTCTTCGTTGCTGATACGAACCTCAAGGGAGCCATCGATAACAGCTAGAGAAGCGTCGGCGGAATCAAGAGCAGACTTCATATCGCCCATCTTGGTGTCAAGAGAGCTATCGCCAGCAGCGCGAGCAGACTCTTCAGCACTTACGCGAGTGGTTAGAGAGGTGTCAGCATTTGCGCGAGCGGTCTCTTCGTTACCAATGCGAGTGTTGATAGAAGCCTCATCAGCATCGTGCATAGCGACGATAGAAGCATCAGCAGAAGCGCGCACAGAAGCCTCAACAGAATCTGCATCAGAGAAGCGAGTCTGTAGAGAAGAATCAGCAGCGGCACGAGCAACCTCTTCATCGCTAACGCGAGTCTCCATAGAACCCATCTCGGCGTCCTGCTCAGAATCAAGAGCAGAAACACGAGCGTCGATAGAAGCATCAGCAGAATCAAGAGCAGACTTCATATCACCCATCTTGGTGTCGAGAGAGCTATCGCCATCAGCGCGGGCCACCTCTTCGCTGCTAAGGCGGGTCTCTAGAGAGCCATCACCAGCAACACGAGCAGATTCCTCAGAGGAAACGCGAGTGTTGAGAGATGTCTCAACAGAACCAACAGCAACAACAATATCGGAGTCGGCAGCAGAGAAACGAGCCTCAATAGAGGTATCATCAGCAAGGCGAACGGACTCTTCGGTGCTTACGCGGGTGGTAAGAGAACCATCAGCGGCAGCGCGGGCAGATTCCTCATCAGAAACGCGAGTTTCCATGGAGCCCATCTCAGCATCCTGCTCTGAATCGAGAGCAGAAACGCGAGCGTCGATAGAAGCAACATCAGCAGCTTCCTGAGACTCGGCAGTAGAAACACGGGCGTCAAGAGAGACCTGATCTGCGTCCTGCTCAGAATCGAGAGCAGAAATGCGTGCATCAACAGAAACAACATCATCCTCAACGTCGCTGACGCGAGTGTCGAGAGAAGCGTTAGCAGCAGAGATATCAACAGAGATCTTGGTCTCTAGTGAGTCATCGCCAGCAATGCGGGCAGAAGTCTCAACAGAGTGGGCAACATCGTTAGAAGCCATCTCAGAAGTGCGAACACTTTCCTCGGCAGCTAGACGAGTCTCAAGAGAGGTATCATCAGCAGCGCGGGTGTCTTCCTCGTTGGAAAGACGAAGATCAAGAGAAGCCTGATCAGCATCCTGCTCAGAATCTAGAGCGGAGATGCGGGTGTCGAGAGAGAGTACATCAGCAGCCTCCTCGTCCTCGGCAAGAGAGAGACGAGTCTCAACAGAAGTAATACCAAGGTGATCTTGGAAATCCTGATGGATATCCTCACCGTTGGCGCCAGTACCGGCGACGCGAAGCACGCCAGAGCCGGAAATTTCAAGACCACCACCCTTCCAGAGTGGATCCTGAGTACCCTTTGCAGGGACAAAACCATTAGACATATAAAATCCTCCTATAGATGTCTTAAGATAAACGGGTGTAAACCGCCTACTTAACCATAAATAGAGCCTTGCAACTATAGTAGATATTAAATAATAAAGAATCCATTGCTACCATTACAATAAAACTGAATAGATGAATAAGGTACCTCTAAAATTGCTGTATTTGAGTTGTTTATTTTTTGTGATCCAGAAGTTGAAATAGTTATGTTATTCGTGAAAGCGGCGCCGCCTTCGTCTTTTACGACGAATGATTGTCCACTAGAAAGGGTGCCGGCATCAGGCAAAGTTACTGTTACGGGATTACTGGTGCTATCGACCCCAATGATATAATTTGATTTTTCTATTGTATAGTTTGTGGTAGTTGTAACGCGACTAAAAACCACCCCTGTATTAATAGAGGTCACCTTGTTTAAAACATCTACACCAAATTGCTCTGAAGATGAGGACATGATAGAAAACGATCCAGTGCGAACGTGGGTATCGTCGTTGCTATCTCCAAACTTGGTAGAACCAGAGGCGTCTACTTCAATAATATCTGTATGGATGATATCGAAGGTATGGGCTGTAATGTTACCAGAAATGATGAGATTGCCGGAAAGCTGCACTTCGCTATTGTTTGGATTAAATGTAAAATCAGCAGAACCAGAGATACCGCCAGAGCCAGTGTGTATCTGGATGGCGTTTATTGGGCCTTGACCAGAAGCGTCTCCTCCACCAGATCCGGCAATAAGTTCATCGACATAATCGCCAATGTAAAGATAGCCATCAATGTAAACAGGATTTAATGCAGTATTGCTTGGCGGGTCTTGCTGGAAATAAACACCATTAAAATAATCAAGAACCCAATCGCGCTCATCTAGCGGAGTAATCTCTGTTGTACCACTAGAGGTATGATAAGCCTTTACTGTAAAACCATTACCAAAAGAGGGCGGAATAAGTTGCAGTGTACCATTGGTTGAATTGAGGACTTTCCCGTTAACATAGTTGCCGGTTCCTGCTTTTGTATTTGAAGAATTGCTCTCATAATCAGAGGGTAGCCTTAACTCAAATCCCTGAAACAAGCCGCTTTCGTCCTTTGTTCCCGCAATAGGTACGACGCTAAATCTTATTTTTTCTAGTTTGCCACCAATGATGTCGTAAAAAGAAGCAGACTGGTAAGCTGGTATAGACTCGCCAAAGATAGTATCAGCACCAATGCTAACATTGGAGCCCAGACTTTCATTGTAGACATCTTTTTGATTTGAAGTCTGTGCTTTACCCTGTATCTTTTTGAGCGCTAAGTTAATTTTAGCAGAATCTTCTAATGCCATTATGCATTACCCCAAACAATATTCACTGATGATAAATAGCCCGCCCAAGCACTACTGGCTTCTAATCTTATCATTAGGCTTTCATTTTGCTCAACTGTTTGGGTTACAAAAGTTCCTTGATGTGTGGCATTGACGGTTAACGTACCCGGAGTACCAACGTAGGCACCATCACCGTCGTTTAATTGTGTATCATCAGAAGCAGAAGCAATTGCCAAATCAAGCCAGCCTGTTTCCATTGAATTTGACGTTGTTGGCAATTTTACAAAAATGTGAATGTTTGTGGATGATAGTGATGTTGAAGCAGGGACGATTCTTGTATTTGAGTCCCCTGTAAAAGTTAAACGGAAGTTTGTCTGCGAAGAAGCGCCAGTATTCGTAAAAGCTCTATAAAAGTTTCTAGTTCCAGAAAGTGCAGAATAATCTTTGTTGTCCGCTGGTCCGTTTGTGACCTGTGTAAAATCGCCAGAATATGGAAGATCAGAGTTGGTTGGATAGTACAGTCTTTGATTGTAAAAAGCAAGACCTTGACTTCCTGTTAGTGAATCGCTTGAATCCCAAACATTGCCAGAGTCAGTTACATCAGATTGTGTATTATAGCTGCTGGAAGCAAGACGATAATCTTCTCTTCTAAAAGTTTCGCTGGTAGTGGTAGAGTTATTGCTTAGATTATACAATAGTATGCCATTTATAGTTTCTGGCTCTGCGGCACTAAGATCGGACTTCAAGGGATGCGGAATGTTTACTGATACGCCGATACTTGAATTCAAGATAGAACTGGCGTTAATTGTGGCAGACGCAGTTATTTGCAGTTGTTTAGTCTCATTTTCACCAGCAGCATAATCGATGGCTGGGAATGTTTGTGAGGGAACAGAAACACGAGATACGCCGAATGTGATATTACTTGTACTGTATACATCCCTATAAGCGTTATCTACTTCTACTCTGTATTCTGCTGTTCCGCCTGTGTGATATTTTACACCAGAGATTTGAAGATCGCCTGTCATATTTAGGGTATCTAAAACACCATTAGTAGCAGTTAGGGCATTGGGGTCAGGATCATTTACCCATTCAACAAAATTGGTTACCGTATCATTGCTGCCTATTCTGTGGATTACTCTCGCATAGTTCCACCCATCTCTCTGGTCATTTGGGTTGATGGAATATCGGCCTGTTCTATGTTGAAAAATATCTAGCTCAGAACCATCAGAAAAAACGGCAGAACCAGTTTGCGATAAGCTTGTAAAACCAGAGCCACTAACGTTTAAGTCGGAGTCGGTGCCTGAGCCGGGATTGCCAGAACCAATATTAACATCGGTCAAATCAATAGAATGGATCTCTGCTCCGTTTACTTCAAGAACCAAAGTTCCCTGATTAGCATCCCCAAAAGAATCAGCAGGGTAGTTTACGCCATCGGCAGCAACATCATCGTTTAAGATACCTGCTATAGTTGCGGCGCCATTAAAAACGCCACGACGCAGATTGTTTCCACTATTGGTTGTTGAATAAGTTCCGTTTATGTCCACAGCAGTAAAACCAGCATCAGTGTTGCTGTTTGTGTAATCTGTGATTCCTTGTGAGGCACCAAAAGAAAGTTTTGCAGTTGCACCAAAGTTGCTGCTCCCCAGATCGTCTAGTGTTGGAGAGGGGGAGGGAGCAAGGGCTTTTAAAATTTCATTGAATCGATCAATGGGGGTGCCCACTGCTGTTGAGGTTGTAAAATCTGTAAAAAGGCCATCTGTGTAATCTCCGTCTTCTGCCGGGCCTATTGCACCACCGGAGCCACCACCTGAAGATGTTAGAATAACATTGTTACTAGAATCTATGGCTAGAAAAGAATCTGATTGTGCTGTTCCTTCCTGTAGGCTTGTTAGCTGCAAGGCAGACGCAGTGACTGGTGCATTAACATATAGCCTATTGCCATTAAATCTTAAGTTTGGCTCACCAACAAGGCTTTGCTCTTGATTGCCAAGTGTGACAACATAGTCATTAATGTCGTTGGCAACAACACGGGCAACATTTGTTATATTTGTTCCATCTCCGTAAAACTCGCCCATAACCATGTTATTGAATTCAGATTCACCATCAACATTATTATCTTTGAAGACAACTGTTTTGTTCGCGACAACTGTACCTGAAAGGGCGTTATAAGCCATAGCATTGCTCCTTTAGTTTATATCACAAACCAGTTTGAGCCATTGGAGTAGAGACCGATAGCGGGGTTAGAACCGGATAGCTCATAGAAGCCATCATTGTCTATGTTCTCTCCAGAAGAAGCCGATATTGTTAGTGTCCCGCCCCTACTGGCGGCCTCATCCTTAATCATCAAAATGGCGCCGGCTCCAGCGACAGAAGCAGAGTGTACTCTAAACTCTAAATCTCCAGAGCCACCAAAACCAATAATATAGTTCTCATTGGAGGAGGTAAGCCCAGAACTTGTCAAATAACGATAAGCAACCTTAAAGCCGGTAGTAACTGACTGGCTAGAGTAGACATCAACTTTAAAAACTGGGGCGCTAGCAGAGGGTCCGACAAAAAGAGAGCCAGTCATTTGGTGGGTATCGTCGTCTGTGTTACCGAAGATGGTGGAACCGGAGATAACTTCGGTTTCATCTACAACAAAGAAGCTTGCCGTAACCGCACCATTAATCTCTATGTCTCCGTCTAGTGTAACCTTGTTATTATCTATATCATAGATAAATGTAGACGAAGCAGTTACGGCAGAGCCAGAAACGTACCTGATGCCCATATCGGCACCAAGATTAGAGTCGTTACAGTTGACGTATGCCCATCCAAATTGAGCCATCTATCAGCCCACCCCAGCAGAGCCTGACCAGCTTGTACCACTTTTCGTTGTGGTGCGAGAAGCAGGAATCGAGGTTAGACCAGCGACAACATCAACAGGGTTTGACCCAGAAAGCCAAATTTCTGAAACTTTGAGTTCAAGCACTGGAGAATGCCCATCTAGATGAGTGTGGTCACTGTGAATGGTAAAAAAGTTATTATTCTCAACCCCCTCTTGTGAAAAGCCAACTCTACAGTTATTTGAAGTGTCGTTGTTTTGAATATATATCCATCGAGTGACATAGGGAAATTCTATCTTTACAGCACCCGAACTAGCATCAATTGAGCCACTAGCAAATGGTTGTCCTGAAACCTGATAGGCAGGCACATGGTTTAGTCCTACATTCGCTTGGTAGGACTTGATAAAGTTAGACATAAGAAACCTCCGTTTTTACATAGTCGTAATAAATAGTCTTAACTATTTCTTTCGCGGCGGGCTTCTCTTGCCTTTTGCTTTGCTACTTCGCGGCGGTGCCTGCGAATAGCTGCCTGCTTTGCATGTCGTTTAACATCTGAGGGTTTCTTAAAATATCTGCGCTCTCTGACTTGTTCAAGAATCTTTACTTTCTTGCACTTCTTTATAAACTTACGGATCATCTTCTCGTGGTTGCCCCTGCACTCTCTTGCATTAACGACAACATTTGCACTTTTGCGTCTACTCATTGTTATTCCTATTTAAGTGCTTGCCAAACTTTGTTTGCTTGTCCCATTAGGGAAGAGATATCTACTCCTGCATCGCTTGGGTTATCACCTAGGACATTTGGCCTATGGGATACTCCGGGTGTTCCCGATTCCCTCATGGGCTCGGTGCCTTCAAAAAGATCTACACCATTATATGCATCCTGACCAATTGAGTCTAGTAGCTTTTTGCGATGCTCTTGTAGTTTCTTATTCGCCTCTCGGGACTTGCGTTGCATTTGCAAGTCTTCATTAAATAGATTGTTGTTCTTTTTCTTTGGCTTATTCTCGACAATTGGTTGCTTGGACATACCAGCCGCAACTTGTGAGACCACCTCTGTAAGAAGCCCTTCTTCTATTAGGACTTCTTGAATGCACTCTTTAACAACTGGCTTGATTAGAGATTTTAGCTGTGCTTTGTTCACAACACCACCTTGTTGCCCTTGAGATTTTCAAGTACAACTCTTGTTAGTAATGATTCGGTTAGCCTCATATCATCATCAATAAAAGATAGAATTTGATTTACGATTGCATCATCTTGAAAAAGTTTAGCCAGTTCCTCGCTTACCTTTTGCTTGGCTTGTTCGGGGGTTTTGTAAGAACCCATATCGGTATTTGCTCTTATTGCTTTTCTGCTCTCCTTTTCTATTGCCCTACTCATAGCTTGTTTTAATGATTTTATGTTTTCGGCAGCAGCACGTCTTCGCTTTTTAGCTTCTTCTTTCTTAGAAGATGATATTTCTTTATTTAAAATTCTATCCCTCTTCAGAGCCTTTCCTAGTTTTGTAAATTTGGCTCTAATACGGATCTTCTGCTCTGTAGAGCGACCATGATCATTTATAACTTCTGGCATAATATCTTTAAATAAAGATACAGTTTTTGTTTCTTTTGCTGCTGGTTTTGGGGGGCTTACATCTTCGGGAGCTTCGCCAGCATCATCCACGGCGCCAGCACCTTTGCGCCTTGCTTTGGCTCTTTGTGCCCTTCTTTCATCGCCTCGTCTCGTTCTCTTCATGGCAGAGGCAACTCTTTTGAGGAAACTCTGTTCATCAAGCTCCTCTTCGTTTATTGCAGTCCCTATTTCTTCCAATAGAATTTTTTGTAAATCTGCTTTATTCATTTTTTAATACCTCATTTAATAGTCTGTTAATGCGATCTGCTTTTGTAAATACTCTATTGTTATATTCTTTTGCCTCACGCATCATAAAAGCATTTGGTGTAGATGGCTCAGACACAAAGTCAAAGCAGATAAGCTGGAAGTCTTCTTGGACAACCACGTTGCCAGCAGCTTCAGACACAGAGCCCATACCGCGAGAAGAAATGCCAAGCTTGACACCCGACTCTACTAGAGACTTAAGAACCTGACCTGACGGAGTGTTAAGAACCTTGACCTTACCCATGACAGCTTTGTCTTCCATCCAGATAGCTGTAACCATGTGAGAAGCGTTTTTTAGATTGATAACAGAATCGTCTGGGTGATCTAGTTCGCCAAGCGCTCTATTTTCTTTTACAAGCTTCTGGTAGTTTTGCACTTCTCTGGCTAAAACCTTAAGAGGATAGACACGACCGTTGCCGTTTTGCACGTCAGCCTCTTGTAGTTTGCCTGTAAGCATCATGCCACCGTTGGAAACAAAGCGCTTCTCGTCTTCGGTAAGAAGGTCTTGGCATACGCCGCCTTCACATAGTTCGTAGTATTCTCTTAGTAGTTTCATTTTGTTAGTTCCAATATTTTTGTTTGAACAAATTTCTTATTTAGGTTAAGGTCTCCGCTTCGCATTGTGCCGTCGGGATTATAAAGACCTGATAACTGTGATTCATAATCATAAAAACGATAGAAACCGTTTGGCAATTTTTCAGCTTTGATATTTTTTGCCATTGCCTCTTCGAGTTCCCCCTCTTCGTTAACAAAATTGTTCCAGTTTTCTAATATGAGTTTCATTTGTTTTCCTTTGTGCGGGCGTTACCCGCGCGAGCTAGGAGCCCTTGCAACAACGACGGACTGGCTGTAGTCCCCACTTAGATAGTAGAAAGTTGTTCATTGTTGTTTCTCCCGTTCAAGCTTTAGCCTCACAATTTCTCTGGTTAGCTTCATGTAATACTCAGCATCTTTTGCTGTGCGCAGCCTAGGTTCCAACTCATCTCTTCTTTTCTGTAGTGCTTCGATTGGATCTTCACCATAGTCAGCATAAAGATCAGACATTTCAATTTCTTCGCCTTCTTTTATTTCTTTAAGAAGTTCTTCTTTGATTATCTGTCTTAGTCTGCTTTTTGTGATTTTCATTATTCTTCTCCAAAATAGTTTTCATGCTTGTAGTTGTGCTTTATCATGATTCCTTCGTCAGAGAACACCATGTTTAAAACATAAGAAGTCGCAGACGAAAGACAGCCAAGCAAAAAAGCATTAACTATTGTAACATCAAACGTAAATAGTTCTGTCCAAGGAGAAAGAAGGCACAAAAACCAACCAACATGAAATCCCATACACATGGGGCAATGAAACACCTTGCCATAGCCCCTGTAGGATTCTTTGCTTGGCCTTAATCTTTTTAGGATTGGCATATCACTATAGACTAATATTTGTGTTAGTCCGTAAGCAAAAAGAATAAATAAAACTATCTCCATGTAACCTCCTATATTGTATACATGTAAGAGAAGGTGTAAGGATCTCGGACATAGCCCTTTCGGATAGAACCTTGCTCGTCGCGCTGTGGGACTTCGCCAAGCTCAGTAGAGTCAGTCTTGTCGGGATTAATATATTCGTCCTCGGTACTGCCAACAATAGCTTCTACATGTTCATAGTATGGCTTCTCTTCTTTTATGAACTTCTCAATGCTTATGAGTGCAAACTTGGCGGCGTTTAGTTTGCCATCTGCTGCTTCTTGTAGAGATGCTTCCATGGCGCCATAAAATGAACCGCCCTGAATAGACTCAGGAATGACGATGCCCTTTCTAGCAAGATGACTAAACAAACGATTTTGGGCGCCATAGGTAAAATCAGTTTGTGTTTGCTTGGGGAACGCAGTAATCTTCTTGTCTTTACCAGATAAAACAATATCAATGTCACCATGATCAAAAATCATTAGATCGCCACTAAGAGACTTGCGAATGTCTAGCTCTAAAGTTACTTTAGGAGGAGGAGCTTTAGGCTTGATTGTAACCTTAACGGGCTCTGGGATTGGAACAATTCTAACTGTTACTGCCATCGTCGTAGATTTCCTTTACGAGTTCTTGAGTTTTCAAAATTGTGAAGAGGGTTGCTTCTGTAAGAGTTGTGTCGCCAGAAAGTGATTCGAGCCGCTCTTTGACCAACTTCGTTTTATTGATCATCTCTTGATCAGAAGCAACCTCTTCTACCTCAGTTGCCTTCTCTAAGCTTTCTTTCAAGCGACCAAGTTCGCGGTTGAGGTAAATTTTAGTTTCTAAATCATCAATTGCAAAAGATGATATGTAATGATTTATTAGTTCTTTTTGCTCTTTTAATAAAGAGGAGCTATATTTGTCATTAAATTTCTTGGTAAAAGTTGCAAAAGTAATACTATCGATGGGCTGCATAGTATGTTCTATAAGAGTTCCAGACATACCTTCTATTATTTTCTCTTCAAGCATTACCTTTTGCTTTGGTGAATCAGTATTAAACATTTTTGCAATGGTGGCAAGTGCCTTATAGTTGGGAACAAAATTGTTAAAAGTAGCAGGAGTTAGTTCTTTGTTGATATCATTGATAACTTCGGTCTGCTGCTTAAAAAGGCCATCTGGATCGATTAAGCGCTTTGCTGCCATCACTGCTTCAAGAATCTTTTGGCTTGTGTTCTTGTCAAGATTTTGGTTTTCGTAAAGTGAACGATAGCACTCAAGGTCTTTCTTCAGAAGAGAGTCGCCGGTAAAGTGCTTACGAACAATTGAAACAACCTTGGCTTTACGCTCCTGATCGCCCTTTACAATTGCCACAGTTGCTTCTCTTGCAAGCGCTTCAAATACAAAGGCTGTATTTCTCTTCTTATTGTGCTTATTCTTCATCTTTATTCTCCGTAGCTTTTGTTTCTAATGATTCTATTAAGAACTTGACAGAGCTATTAACCTCAAGAAGAGCCTGTTCTTCTTTTTGTTCTCTTTGGTAAATAGAGTCTTTGTCTTCATAAATACCTCTAGACAAAGATCTTAACTCAGGAGCACCAAGATTGTTAGTTCTATATGTGTTCATTTCGGGAGTTGGGATACTTGAATAGTTTCTACTTCTGGCACCAGCAGGGCGCTTATCTACGGCTACCTTCTGGTAGGCTTTGCCTTTGGATTTCTTGGTGACATATTTTTTTCCTGTTCTGGCACGGCTACCTAGTGATTTTGCAAGGCGTGGAGAATCACGAGAGCCGGGAGGTTCTGCCAAAAGTGCAGACTCTTCGCCGCCACCTGTTTCTTCAGCACCAGTATCATCGGCTCCGAGATCGACCTCGCCCTCTGGGGCACCCCCAAGATCAAGCTCGCCGCCTTCGCCGCCGCCAAGATCAAGCCCACCACCACCGCCGGATTCTTCTACTGGTACTTCTGCAACGCCCTCAAGTGCTGTGTCATGCTTGCGATCATAAAACTGTTCACGCTGACAGCGCAGGAACTCTTCATGAGACATGCCAAAAATATTATCAGCAACCCAGCGACGAGAAAAATAACCTTCGGTTGCAGAGGCCGCAATATCAAACTTGTTCTTCCAATGCTCCAACTCTTGTAGCTCAGCAATCTTGCTTGGGTTATTGAGTGCAAGTTTAAAGTTTAGAAGATCCTCGCCTCTATATCCAAGAGTATAGAGGTGAATAATACCAATCTTCTCTAACTCATGCAGAACAGAACGCTGTAGGCGCTGAATGGTACGCGCAAAGCGAATGTCCTTGGTGGCAAGTGTAGTCTTATCTTCTTGGGCACCCTCGCCCATTGTGAGATAAGCCTGTGGTATCTTGATGGCAGAAAACATCTTGTCACGAAGATACTTGATATCATCAATAGCGGTTGTGTTTTGTCCACCACCAAGGTTTTGAATATCTGTCACAGAGCCGGCGCGAACAGGAATATAGTAGTCCTCCTCGATTGACAGTGGATTATATCGCAAATCAATGCGACCAGTATCTTTATCAACAATTGTGTGGCGTTTTAGCTGAGATACAATCTTTTGCATAAACTGCTCAACTTCCTGTGGAGGAACAGCACCAACATCAATCTTGAACACCTTTCGCTCAGAAGAACGAACGATACGGTATGCCATCATGGCATCTTCCATAAGGGTTAGTTGGCGCCAGATACGACGGGCAGGTTCTAGTACAGAAGTGCCGTATGGTGAATATTTGTCGTTACCGAGGATTCGGAAATGTGCAACCTGCCAGTTCTCAAATGTCATCCCAGCAGAGTTCCACTGATACTGAACATAGTTTGGGTTTGTGGCATCAAGACCTTCCAGTCTTTCAACTTCCTGTAAAGGAAGGGCAATCGTAGACTGAATACCTTCGTTCTCATCAATATCCAGATACATAATGAAATCGCCATACTTACACATTGTACGACACCAGCCAAAGAGGTTGTGCTCTATATTCATTACGTTGTGGTAAAGAATGTTGAGGACTGCCTTGATTTCATCATTGCGACACTTAATATTCAACATTGGAGAAAGTGCAGAAAATGTAGTCATTTCATCTGCGTATATATCAAGAGCGGAGGCCAACTCAGGCATGTACTCCATTTGATCAAAGTCAATGTAGCGCTCTGAGCGACGCTGGTTTGCAATAGCGTTTGCAGCGATTGTATCTAAAGGATTATAAGACTGCTTTTTGAACTGTTGCCCAGATGCTGATTTGAATCTGGTTGAGTATTTATCCAAATGTTGTCTACGAATCTTACGACCAGACTCTGAACGGTAACTAACGATAGGGCCTGAAAAGAGTCTTGTAAGAGATTTGAATAACTGCGACTGTCTGTTGGCGGGGTTTCCACCTTGCTTTGGATTTTTTGGTGCCATTATTTTCTCACTTTATTATCCACATGTATTGGGAATATAGGTTTTTTGCTTCGTTCATTCTACTTGTGGTATCTTCTCCTGTGTAGCCAATTTGTCCTTTTATTTGCGTGTTTAGGGTAGTCCTTGAAGTCATGATTGAATCAACGAACGCTTTTTGGTAGTTTAAGTCTCGTGCGTTTGTTTGCAAGGCTGTGTCCCGCACCCAGCAACAAATCGCAAGAGCCATCACCAAGTCATCGTTGTAGCCCCTCATGGCTTGTGGCTTCCCGTTATACCAAATAAAAGTACGGAACTCGTTTGCCAAACGTGAAGAATACGTCTTAACTAGTTTGTTTCTTACAAACTCTTCTAGCTTGGCAACAATGAGCGGTCTAGTCTTGCTTGTTGTGGAAAAACCAGCAACGGCACCTGTCCTGTGTTCGCCAAGATGTTGATCAATATATTCGTGTGTAGATTTAATCGAATAGTAGAGGTTGGGATAGCCATACTCTATTAATTTATCTATGACAGTATAGCCAATAGAGTTATTTTCTACGACCAGCATACAGTTTCCAAACTCTCTACCAACCTGATTTAGCATATTAGCATACAAATCGGGAGTTGGCTTACCCATATACTCACCAACAATTTCCATAGTTTCAAGCTTAAGGATATGAAATGTAGAACTATCTGCACCATCGCCTCTTGCTACATCTACTGACATGAGATAGTTGCAGCTTGGATCATACTCTTCCCAGATCCAAAAGTTTCTATCAAATCCAGTTTTATGTTTTGGTTCTCTAATGTTGGACATAATCCATTCCATATTCTCTGGATCGATAACAGTTTCACCCGAAGTATTGAAGTTGCACTCCAACTCCTGTGCAATCTGCCTCTTGGACATATTTTTGGTTTCTTTCTTGAACCATTCTTCATCTCTTTCGGGATGAACCCACCACATCAGCGTCGTTAGATTGAAGTTGTTTTCTCCGCTTTCGGCGCCTGTGCAGGTTTTGTGGAACCAGTTACCAACACCATTTGGTGTAGAGATGGCGATACAACGACCACCAGTAGATAGTGTCGGGTACAGACCAGTCCACAACTCTTCTAGACCTTCAATGTGTGCAGCCTCGTCAAGAACAAGAAGCGATAGTGCCTCAGAGCGACCAGCATCGCCAGAAGTGGAGGCAGCCTTGATAGAAGAGCCATTAGACAACTCAAAGGACGTGCGGTTGTCGGTTGTGATATTTGCAATTCTGATCCAGTCAGGAAGGTTCTTCATAATGTTTTTGACTTTTCGGACCAAGTTGCCTGCTGTCTCAAACTTAGTTGCCATGACAAGAATGGTTTTGTCTCGATGAAACAACATCATCCAAACAATGTAGCCAGCAGTAATCGTTGAGATACCCAACTGACGACCTTTGTTGATGATATTAAAACGGTAGTCGTTGAAGTCTTTTAGGAGTTCGTCCTGATAATCAAATGTGTTGAATAACATAAGCCCGTGCATCGGGTGAGATATACGGGCATAGTTCTTGAGGAAATAAGATGGATCTTTGCCGCATTTAACGACTTCTTTGAGTATTTGCTTTTTCGTTAATCTTGGCATTCATACCCACTATAGACCCATTAACTCTTCGTGAGCAGAAGTAAGAATATCTTCAACTCTTGATAATCTAGCCTCCATTGCGAGGGCTATTGCCTTTTCGATCAAAACGCCAATTTCGGTTTCAAAATCACGCATTGAGTCAGTGCCCTGCATTTCTTCAAGCTCTTCCTTGATTATTTGCTTTAGTAAGGTTTTTGTAACTTTCACTTCTTGTCTCCTGAGTTCTTAGGTCTCTTATCGTTCTTTGGGCGAGTTCCAAGGCCGCCCTGCTTCATAAAGGCTTCCCAGCCAGCGGCAAGCTTGTCCTCGGTAGCTTCTCCAACAACAGCAACTTCTTCCATTCCACCAACCTTGTACTCTAAACAGGCGGTAACCCAAGAGCGCACACGAGATGAATTCTCAACACGAATATCAATCTCCCCCTGTTTTGTTAGCGATGGAGTGGTGCCAGTAATCTTGCGAGCCTCCTTCTTGAGAAACTTTACTATCTCATTCATCTGTGACTCAACCTCAGATTCAAATCCGCTTGCATAAACTTCCTTCAAGGTAACCTCGGACATATAAGAGAGACGCATGATATTACCGTGGAACTTGACATTGAAGCCATCCATAACGCGCTTATCAATAAGGGGGTTGCCCTCTTCTCTCTTTAGCCCTGCCTTTACGGGCTCTCCCTCTTCGGTCATTGCTCCATCATAAGCATTTGCAGCGGCTTGCGACAAGCCCTGAACGATTTCGTAAACTGTTGCCATAGTAGTGTTCCTTTGAAATAAGTAGTTGCTAGTTTTGTTTGGGTCTCCACCCGTTATTCCAGCGCTCTTCTCTCCCATCAACCCACTTGATATAGCACTTGTAGCAGCAGTCAAACTTTACAAGCGATACATCATCACGGGTAGAATGTGAGAAAGCACCACAAACAGGACACCCTGTCTTGGATTCTCTATTAAGTAGTTTTCTTGAAACCTTTATCCCATTTACTTCTACTTTATCGTTGGCTTCGTCGTTTTTCTTTTGCTTTTTGTAGAGTTCTCGCATCTGCTCCAGATAGACTTTCTCTTTGTTCTCGTCCCATTCTGCTTTGGGGTTCTGGATTGCTTCGTCACCATACTTGTCAGCAATAGCTTGTTCTACTCTTACAATGTAATCTGGATCTTTGCTCATTGACCCCACCAAACCTCTTCGCCTCTGCGATAGAACTTGGTTTGTTCAAACTTAGATTTGTCTATAAAGTGGTCATCTCTAAATCTACAATAGTTGTTTGGCTGTAAAGCAAACTGCCCATCATCAAGAGAAACAAGATTAAGAGGCTTGTGCTCCTGTGGGTATCTGTCAAATCCATTAGTCCAGTCGATTATTATGCCTGTATGTTTGCCTTTCCATCCATAGCGAAATAGCTCTACCTCAAGTCCTTCAAGATACTTTGCGTGCCACGCCTCTATGTCTGGGCCCATAGCAGTCCAAGGTATTAAATCGCCGTGTGGCTTCTCTTCCCAAGTGCTTGGGCCGTGGAAGTTAGACATAGCGTGTAGTGGCAAACCAGACCAGTGAGCACCACTTTCTAACAAAACGTGAGCCATGGGGATTTGTCCCTCTCTTGAATGAATACCGTGCCACAGGGCATATGTATAGCCTTCAGGCATTTTAGGGCCAAGGTATTTGTTGTTAACCCACACATAAAGATGAAATGGTAAGTTAGTGTGCTTCATTTTGCTGCCTGTTGAATTCCGTAATAAGTGGCGCCACCAAGTACAACACCGCCAGCAAACCACAACCACTTACGATGCGGTGCCTGCTTCTTGATGATTTCTTGCTGCTTATCAATAACAAGATTTTTTTGTGCTATAATCTCGGTATATTGGTTTTCAAGCGTTGAGATACGTGCCTCAAGGAGTTCTTTATCGAGCTTACATTGAGTTCCCGCCTTATCAAGCTGAAACTCTATTTCAAGCTCACACTGCATCTGTGTTTCTTCTTGTTTGGCTAATATTTCTGCGGCAGCAGGAACACTAAGTAAAACACCCTCGAATGGAGCGGGTTGATTTTCAGAGAGGACAGTAAAGTCTTCGGCACTTGCAGTTGAGAGTATAACAAGCAGTATTAGACTATTCAACATATCTTAATCCGTAGGTTTCTTCAAAGCGCTGTATAATCAGGGCCTTGTCTTGTTTGAACTCTTTTATTATAACTTCTTTTTCTGCTCTCGTTAAGTCTTTTATTTCGGCTTGTCGTGCTTCGTATTCCAACTCCAACTCTTCTATCTCTATGCGGTAGCGTTCAAGGGCTTCATCGCGCAGGCGCAACTCTTCGGTGTGGAGGGATTGTAGGGTGCTTATCTGATCTTTTAAGGACTGTTCGGCAATCTCATGCGCTTTGATTATGTTGCGTACATCATATTGTGACTTACCAAAGACAACAAGAAGGAGCAGGACAAGCCCGATCTCCTTCCAGTGTTTTAAGCAAAATGCTAGGATTTTCTCTTTCACTCAAGTCCCTTGAGTTTTACAATAGCGTCAATCACAGACTGACCACCGAGATAAAGACCAGATATGATAACCCAGTCTGCTGATTCTAGGCCGCCCCAAGCCATAAGACCTGTAGCAGTAAGCCACACAAGTAGTTTGCGGGAAGTTAGTTTTTGTATGCCCCTATCGAGTAGTGCTTGCTTTTGTTCTTTGCTCATCATTTGGCACCCATTTTCCTAAACTGATCATAAATAAGACCAATTAAAACTGGTAGAGATATAGCTCCAACTAGAGGCGCCATCTTTTTCATTGCATCCATAACGAGTTGCATATTTTCTGGGGTAATGTTTTCCATACCCTCTCTCAAGTGCCGATCATCAGTGGGCATCGGCGCTACACCTTCGCCGTCGGCGTAATAGGTAGTGTCGTAATATCCACTGTCCATTTCATCTTTTATCATTTTTTCAATAACACTGGCATCAGGCTCACGGAAACCTGCTTGATGGAGCATTTGCATACCTTCTCTCACAAGTTCTGTTGGTGTCTCATGTCCTCCCTGCGTTGTCACAAGGAAGTTTGAGATCAAAGCGATTGGACTATCCATAGAAGTAAGAACAGCGTTCTCCATCATCTCGGCTACCTGATCCATATCTTTGAAAGATTCTGGCTCTTGAGAATCATCGTTTGGGTCATCCATCATAGTGAGGACATCCATCTCGGACATAATCTCCTCTTTAATGAGATTGAAAAGTTCTGATTTTGTGATTTTCATTAGTCTATTGTCCTCTGCCATATTGCTTTCTTAGATCGTCAAAAGCAGGGCCGAAAAGCCTCCTTGCAAACTCCATGTTCTCATCTGATAGGCTATCGAACGCCCCGGATCTAATAGCTTTTACCAATCTATCTCTAAGATCACGAGCATCAGAGGGATCAAAAGCGCGCTCGCCTTCATCATCAAAATATCTTGGCTCGGTACGACCAAGAACATCATCAGAAGATATATCATCTAATGCCTCTTTGATAATCTGCTTTAGTCTAGTCTTTGTGATTTTCATTTTTTGTTTCTCCTTTTTACGCTTTTAACGCATTTTTCATATTTTTCTTTATCTTCGCGACCCACAGAAGCTGTGCAAATAGCCCAAGGATTATTTTCCTGCTCTGGGATCATGAAATCTTTCTTTAGTTGTTCTTTTTCTGCATTCAAGAATGCTATTATTTTGTTAGTAATGCTTCTTTTTTGCTTTTCGTTTTCTATATTCGCTGTTACAGAGTCAAGAAATCTTTGCAACCGCTCCTCTTCTCGGCTAGTTTTTGAATGAACTTTGCCACGTTGAGGGGATTTTTTCATCGATACATCAAGTTCGCCACCAAAAAGACCTTCTTCCACTTCTTTGCGAACCTCCTCGCCAAACATCTCTTCAACTTCTTCATTAGTGAGCACAACTTCAAGCTCTTCTAAGATAATCTGTTTTAGTTGTGACTTGGTGACTTTCATTTATTTACTTTCCTTTCTCGATCCCATTCATACTTAGTATCGCAATCAGTCCGGGAACATTCTTTCTGACATAAACACCAGAGAAAAGTGTCTCGCAGCGACCGCCAACATAAGCAATCGCAGACTCAAGGTGTTTAGATACGCGAGGGTCGGCAACCATTTCTTCGCTGACTACAAGGATAAGAGAGCCTGCTGCGGCCTTGCCCTTGGGTGGTGGGCAAGCAGAGCGGTTCATACAGTTGTGCATTATGGTGGTACCCAACTTACCAGTATTGGGATCCTTAATCATTGTGGAACCAATAAAGGCACGACCGTCCTTGCCAAAGCAAGTCTCTAAGTCCTTGGAGTCAAAAGATTGTATTGGAGAGTCTTCGGTAGACAACTTGAGTATCTGCGCGAAGATCTTTGAAAACTGGGTGTTGGCTACTGGGTACATTCCAAGCATACCAATACGACCACGCAGGAGGCGTGTAGAGCGCTCGTTATCTAGAACAATGTGTGGATAAGGAGTTACATCATTGAGTAGTGATAGGGCGTTCTTGGCAATGGTTGGGTTTAGGTTCTCTTGCGCTGTTGGCCAAGAGACAATGTAGACAACCTTGCCGCTTGCCTGAACAGATTGTAGGTAGCGCTCAAAGACGGGCTGTAGTGCTACTACGGACGAACCAGTGCCACCACCACCACCTGCCATCACGAACAACCAATCAACCTTACCAAACTTGATACGCAGAGCGTCTTCTACAATAGCGCCGTTCTGTGTTAGGATTTCTTTGCCGTAGGCGATGTTCTTGCCGATGCCATCGCTATCGGGAATAAGAACGACGTGCTCTTCTTCTACGTTCTTCGGTATGTCCTTACCGGTGCTATTAACCATCAGGGTCTTGTTGAAACCCAACTCAATCATAGCATTGACCATCTTATTGCCGCCGCCACCAACACCAACAAAACCCACATTCAAAGATGATGGGGCTGTGTTCTCGGGTAGCATATCTTCGTCAGAGTATTCCATCTGTAATCCGAAGTCCTCAACCATACCAAAGTCTTCCGCTTCTACTTCTTCGTGGAAGTGGTCTTTTTCTTGGTTGAATGATGGGGGTGCTTCTGCTGGTGGCAGAAAATCGAACTCATTACTCATTGATTTACCTTTGCAAAACCTGCTTCTTTCTCAATCACAATCTGCATATCTACGCAATCCTTGAGAGAATCAAGGTGAGAAATCAGCAAGACGTTCTTGAAATACACCTTAATTAGTTCCAAGATCCGAATAAATCCAGCCATATTCTCTTCGTCCAAAGCAGTGCCGGGCTCGTCCAAAATAAATAGATCGCTCTTGGGCAATGAAGAGACGGATAGTAGCGCAAGGCGAATAGCCATAGCAGCCATAGTCTTCTCTGCCCCAGAAGCCATTTCAATTGGGCGTGCTTCGTGCTTAGAGTGCTTAATAAAAATATCAAACTTATTGCCAGATGTCTCAAAGAAGATCTCAAAGTCTACCACATTTGATAGAATCTTTGCGATCTCTTCGTTGATGATTGGCAGCTTTTGCTTAATAATATCATAAGCAATACCATTGGGGTGCATACAGCGCAAGAATAAATCATACGCTGAATACTCTGATTCAATTTTTTGGAATTCTACTTGCTGTTCTTTGATGCTTTCGATTCGTTGTTCTTCTGAGCCGATGAGCTTGTAAAGATTAATCTTTTCTTGCGAAGCTCGCTCAACTTGTTCCTCAAGGGACTTGGATTGATGGGCATATAGTTCTTTCTCCTTTATTAGTTTTTCTAAGTTCTCGATAGCCTCTTTGTTTTCTTCATACAAATTTTGCTTGTCCGCAAGACCTTCAATGGTGTTGTTCAGCCTTTCGAGCGCGGACCTCTTTCTCTCAATACCCAACTGCAAATCCTTAATAAGATTTGTCGTTTCGACTTGCTTTTTTTCAAGCTTTCGATACTTGTCTAGATGGTCTCTAACCAATTCTGGATTTAAGCCAGATAGAGTAGTCTGTAGCTTATCAATATCGCTTTCCATTTCTGGAATAACTGCTGTGGCAACATGGGCGTCACGGATAAACTTACAAGTAGGGTAGTTTGTTCCACAAGGAATATCTTCTAATAACTTCTTCTTCTCTGTCGCTACCTCTAACTTTTGCGTCTGCTCTTTTAGAAGCTGTTCTGCTTCCTCGATGGATACGAGAGAGCCAGAAAGCCTATCATAATCCAAAGTATGGATAAGATCGCTAATCTTTTTTAGTCGCTCTCTTTCACTATGTAGTGCGTTACCATCATCAATGATAGAATCAGACAAAGAAATTATCTTATTTCTTGTCTTTTTTGTCTCAGATTGGATTACCTGAACATCGATTACCTCTGTTGGGGCACTAGAGATAGTAAGTGATAACTCAAGTTCTTTGTTACGGGCAAACTTCAGCTTTGACTGTAGATTTTTCTCTTTAGTCTCGACCTTTGTTATCTCGTCTTTGTGTGATGCCAAGAGAGCTTTTGCTTCCTTTAACTCCTTATCATAATCACGACCTTGTAGTTTTTTGATTAGAGACTTAGAGTCTTGTGCTTCATCTTTTGCAAACTTAAACTTCTTGTCAAAAAACTCCAAATCAAGAAACTTTGCAATAATTTCCTTACGCTTGGTAGAGCCTTCGTTGATAAACGCAAGTGCTCCATGCTGAGAAGACATAGAGGAGATAAGAAAATCTTCTATCGTACCAAGCTGCTTGCGAATATTGGCATCAGTCTGGTTGCGCGTTGTTCCATTTAGAGAAGTTGTTTCGTCCAATATAGCGTCATAGACGGAAAAATCAAGATGAGTTTTCGCTTCAGTGGTAATCTGACCCTTTGACTTCTTTTCATACTTTTCAACCTTACGATGAATGGTGTATGTCTTTTGTCCGATTTTGATCGTTGCTTTTCCTTCACCCCAGTTGCGGTTTTGGTTTACAACGTTAACATTTTTGCGCTCGTTCTTGCTTGTTGTATTGAATATTGTAAACAAAATGGAATCAATGATTGATGATTTACCAGAAAAGTTTTTACCAAAGATTCCCGTAATGCCATTGATGTTGTTGAAATCGACAGAATTGTTTTCACCATAGTTAAACAAGTTCGACCACTCAAACTTTGTTAGCTTCCAGTTGACGTTTCTGGTAATATCCTCATTGGCTTCAACCTTTTCGTTATAAGTTGCATTCAGTCTGTAAATCTTGGCCATAACATCAGACTTAACTTGGTAATCCTTGAGGTACTCAGATATCAATTCTTGTTGAATCTCTGGATCACGCAGGTTCGCTGCGCCAAGACCATCGGAGATTTCCTCTACGTTACCACGTTGACCTGCTGCTCGATTAAGAAAAGAAATCGATTCTGGCTTAAACTTATGACGAGCGACACCAACCGCTTTGCGCATCACATCAAGTGGCAGGTTGTTGTCACTTACAATGCGAAGTCTAGCCCCTGTTGGAATCTTGGTGTTACGTGGCAACTTTCCCGTAGAGGTTAACTCGACTGTAACAAAAGGACGCGGGTTTTCTAGTGTAAAATGCTCTACATTCCAATCATTTTTCGAGTTGATTGTCCAAACAGAGAAACCCTTGTCGTTACTCTCTCCATGGTTTTGCTGAATTGTTGAGCCTGCGTAGTATACACGACCAGCATCATCAAGGAACTGTCGCTTGTGAATGTCCCCAAGCATGGCAAAATCGAACTTATCAAAAATAGAAAGCTCATCTTCGCCAAACTCCATAGTCCAGCCAGCATCTGTTTGACAATTTGAAATCGCACCATGATATAGGGCAATGTTAATCTTGTCCACATCGGTTGGCTGAGTCCAGTTATCACGATCAAAGACAGACAATACATTAATAGTCGCACCGGGCTCAATTTCTATTTCGCCTGCCTTTTTCAAAAGAATTAAGTCATCATTGTCGATAGCTTGCACAATAGGCGTAATAGCATCTTGTCTGTTGCTGTTCTTTAGATTCCCATCATGGTTGCCAAGAATGACATAGGTTTTAGCAATCCCAGAAAGATTGTTAAACAAATCGGTAGCCATCTCAACAAACTCTGGAGAGATCTGGGTTTTTGTATGGGCAATATCGCCGCAATGAACGATATAGTCTACTTTCTGCTCGCGCAAGATCTGGTACATTTGCTCAAAGCAAGTGCGATAGTCTTCATGATACTTCAAGTTTTTGATGTGAGTATCAGCAATATGGGCGATCTTCATTTAATCTCCTGTTCACAAACATCTGAAACATATAAGTTTTCAACTATCGGTTGTGGTTTTTCTTCAGCCTCTTCAAAAAGATTCACAACCGAAATAAAAATCAGGGCTGTCGGGATATAAACCCCTAAAGCTAAGCAAATAAAATAGACGGGATTATCGTCTAGCAACTCTCTCATTACTACCTCCAAAAACTATTATAGCACGCCCAAGAAGACATGTCAAGTATTAGCTATATTGCAGACAGCATGTCTAATAGCAAATAGTTATCTCTATCGATAAGAGATGCGTCAGCTTTGCGCTGCTTAAATACACTCTGTGGCATGGCACCAACGTCTTCGTAGCCTGTTACATCGATCTTATAGAGTTCCACATCGTAGCGCAAAAGCGTTTGAATGATGCGGCGCTCTTTATCAGCCGCGTCAGGATCGAGGGCGATGTAGCACGGGGTGTCATTTCGTACAATCTTTCGTAATAGGTCGGAGTCTGTGCGTAGCGTAGACCCCAAGATAGGCACAGCGTTTCCTGCGTTAATTGCATCAAATACTCCTTCAACAATAATCAAGTCGTCGTTCCAGTTAGTAAATAGCTCATTGAACACGACGTTTTTCGATGAACGTGGGTTCTTATACTTCATGCCATGCCCAACATATGAGCGCGCAATGAAATAGTTCGGGTAACCAGAGGTCCCAAACGATGGCACAATAATTCTGCCGCTATATTCTCCATCGTAGCAGAAACCCATCTTCCAGCGAACAATCTGTTCTCTGGTGACTTTACGTTCTTTAAGATAACGTAAGGCGCGATTGGCAGATAGGGGCAGGTTCTTGTTGGCAAGACTTACAAATTCTGACGGGAGTTCAAGTTTTGCTTCGCTCTCTCCAGACTGTTCGTCCATAAAAAGCTCAGAAAATCTCGAAATATCTGTTCTGTCTGTAATCTGGTCCCATTTCTGTAGTTGCACATACGAACCAAACCGTCTAATAACACGCCTAATATTACGACCATAATAATCGCAAATCCAGCACTTATAAACATTTTTGTCCAAGTTAACTGAGAATTTACGCTTATGATGATTGCACGAAGGGCACTTGAAAAGGAGTTCCGAGCCCCTGTCCCAACTTGCCCCAAGCGTTTCATACAGAATCTTCTTTGCTGCTGCCTTGTTCATGAACGTAAGATAACACGATGATCATTCTTCAGCAAGCTTCTTGTTCCAGATATCTTGCAGCCCCGCTCTTGCAACAACGAGTGCATCTGCTCTATCGTACTCTTGTGGCTTGGGGTTACCCTTGTTTGTATACTGAATGGTGAAGTCGGGGTCATTCGCAAGCAGATGCTCCATAACAATCTTTTTTGCCTTTTCGCCACGAGGAACTTTAATCCCTACGAGCTTGCGAGCCTGAGTTGCCCCAAGGTATTCTGGCTGTATCTCAAAGCATTCGTAAGACATCCATGAAACTACGCCATTAAATCTTTGCAGGGCGGCCATGGTCTTACCAGATGAGCCCCCAGAGTTAAAGAACGTGAAGGGCTGCTCGATATAAATATGCTCGATTTTGCCCCCATGAGCCTCCAGAATATCTAAAATTTTTGCTCTTATTGTGAGACACTTAGAAAAAAATGTCTTGTCTCTGCGAAGGTCACAGGCTTCAGAAAGGACTATCTTACCCTTTTTGTCTACTATAGCAAACCCCGTAATGCTTGTTGAAACATCAATACCTAAAATCATATATCCAACTTTATCTTAAAAGACAGGTCTTGCGTTTCTTCCTTAAGAACAGGGCTTGATAAAGTGGCAACACCTATAAGATTCTTGTTTTCATCATACACCCCAATTCTTGAAATGTATACTTGTCTCTTAAAAGGTGCTTCATAGCCATCAAAGCTAGATGAGACGGTGTTTTTAATCGTTCTTTCTGGATTTTCTTCAAACACAGCGGACGAACTAAGCAGCACTTTTGTTTGCCCGTGCTCAATATAGGTTGGATTATTTGAAAAGTTGGCTTCTCCGCGAGCAGCATGTGCGAACATGGTCAAGACTTGGGTTTCTGTGTGCCCTTCAAACGACATATCAAAAGAAGCAGAAATGTAGCCCGGTGGTGCGCTTGCTTGCGTTACTCCATCTTTGGCCCCTGCGCCATAGTAGATCCATTGTGGCTCAGTGATAGAACCGCCGTCAGTTAGCCCAATCTGTTCTGTACTAAGATCCCAAGAGCCTGTGAGCAGTAGGAACCCCTCATCATATAGAACGACGCCGGCAACAGAACCTGAGCCAGTAGAACCTTCTGGACCAATTTGTATTAGTTCACCGTTTTGCTTCTCGTCTCTGAGTTCTCCAATCAAAGAACCAGTGAGATACCATTTGAGAGAAACCGAGCCGGGGTTAATCTGTGAACCATATGCAATGGATGGGATCGATATTAAATTGATTGTCTGGTTGTTTTTATTTCCGAAAGAAGAGGATACAAGATAATGAGGACTTATTTGTCCAAGATAGTTTAGCCTGTTCTTTAGTGCATAAAAGTGTGGGTGCTGGGGGCTTGTTGGGAATGTGGCACCAGTGCTTGGGTCGGTGCCCGTATTTCTTGCACTTGGGTTTGTCATATATTCTCTAGAGATGCTGGCCGTTAGTGGATAACTACCAGTGACCCTATCACCATAAATAAACTCGTTTGAATACGAAACTTTGCCAACTGTCTTGAACGTGGCTCCAGCAGATTGTTTTGTAATGTATGGATAGATAAAGTCGTTACTTCCAGACAACTTATCTATGTTGTACTCATAGAGGTTTATTGAGCCTGCCTCAGAAGAATAAACTTTGTCAAACTGCCCATCTTGATCGGGACGGTGATTGTGGTAAACATTTCCATCATAGATGAAAAAGTTTACCTTTGGATAAGAAATAACTGTGTTTCTTATGAGGTCTGTATCTCCAAACTTCCTAAAAGGCATCTTAACCTCCTAGTAGTCGAGACGGACGCGAAGTGTTAGCTCGTTAGTTGGATCCTTGCGAAGTGGCTCAGAGAGCTTTGCGGTCGCAAGTAGTTCGCCTGTAGAGGAGTAAAGCCCAACAGTGGTGATGTAGGACACTGGATTTGCAGTCTCGTCCTCATTCTTAACCCTAATCGAAGCGCCAGAAAGATATGTTGGGTTGGCACTGTAGTTGAATTTGTTGTGAGGTACGCGACAGAAGTAAATCTTGGAGTTAATCTCCGTAGTGTTGTTGAAGCTAAGGTTAAAGGTGCGGTGCCTAAGTGCGTCACAAGCGCCGGAAATTGCAGAACCAGTAAGAACTGCATCTATATCTTCGCCGGCTGCATTCATTTCGACAGTAGGAGCAAATACAGAGGCGGTAATAACCGCGATACCTGCTTGATAAAAAATGTTACCAACGCCAGAGTCGCTGTTGATTCCAACAGAACTTGTATAAAGAACACCATAATCACCACCGGGATTTTGCGATGAAAAGCCGCTGGTTTCGGTAGCTTCGTGATCTTGTAACACCAACTGATCACCAGCAAACGGGGATGCATATGCAGAGCCAGTCCCTAGACTTAACGAAAAGGAGCCCTTCTTGATTTGGTCTTTTGTAATAAGGCGAGAGAAGTTAATGAAGAAAACTTCCTTCATTGAGCCAGTACCGTCTAGAGTCAAGTCGTTCTCAAACTTACGAACACCATCGGCAGTAGAGCCGGTGTATCCGAGAAGAACCTGAGCGTACTGATTGTAGAGATTTATCTTCTTTGCGTTTTGAGTACCGGAGCCGCTTAAGCCAGAAGATTCATCATAACCAACAGTGATATCAAAGATGTGGTTAGCCGAAGAACTTAGGTAGGGGTAGTCATAAACAGACTGAAACATACCATGGGCGTAGTCCTTGATATTGCCTACGCCATAGGTACCACTAACAATTGAGCCCGTGATTGGAATCACTTCGTGTAGTAATGTCTTGGTTGTAGTTACATCTTGTGATGTGTTAAAAGGTTCGTACTGTACTGGCATTTATTGACTCCGTTAGCTTAGCTTGCCTGTCTGATTATTCTAATGATTGTTTGTATATTTGCACCCGAGGTGTTTCCATTTAGGTAGATTACAGTATCAATGTAATCATATGTCTTACTATCACCAAACAGGTCTTGAGAAATCTTACCGTGTAAAGAAAACTTCGCAGGCGCTGCTGAGTTCTTGTCTCTTCGTAGCTCAGGAGAAACTGAGAATCCCATAGCTGTCGCTACACCGCGTGGGCCATTAATGCTTGAAATATCTGTTGCCTGAGTAGTTCCGCCCACATCCTGATCTTCAACCAAGTTGCTGATGGTGGGAATTGTATAAACTCTTCTACCAACCACGCCAGTAGCGCCAGCAGTGGGTGGAGTTGGTTGCCCCTTCAGATTGATGGTGACATTAAAAGCTGAAGCGCCCGCAGGGTAAGAGAAAGTTGATCCCTCTTCGACTGCATATACAGCGGACAAAAATCTCGCATCAGCAGTAAGAGTCATTGTACTATCCAAGAGGCCAGTATTAACTATGTAATCTGTTCTACCCTTTGCCGTTCCTGCTGGATCATTGTTGGCTGTATTAAGACCTGTTTCAAATAACACATGCTCATTGCCGCCCTCCAGCACAACTTGCTCTGTGTTTCCTATTGCGGCAGCGTCAACTAAGGCATCGCGAGTTTGCTGATTCACAGCCAAATAAATCACGTTGTTGTAGAGCCTTTTGGCGCTTGTTAGAGTTGATTCATTAATAGCCATTGATGGAAGATAGAGTATGTCAGCATTTCCGTCAAAAGTTAACAAACCATAATTGATGTTGGCATTGCCTCTTGTAAATGCCTCAAAAACTGGAGTCTGGAGTATCTCCAAGTCGAAGTAGGCAGAACCAGAGGGATGGTTGGCGTCATAGAGAGAATAATCAATCTCGTCGTCACCGAGAGCAAACTGGGTGATTCTGAAATCACCTTCCGCCATTCTCTTTCTTCCAAGATCTGTTAGCACAGCATCTAAGATAATGTCACCGCTATTGTCCAAAAAAGCCATATTATTTCCTCTTTTTCAAAATAAATAGTTGGTTTGCCTTTTATTAACCAACGAGTTTGTGTGTTATGTTTATATCTATCTTCTTGCCTGTTTTTTTCGATGTAAGTCGAATTTTAAACTTTTTTTCCCACACTGGATTGTCGCTTTGGCCAAAAGTTATATTATTGATTTGGTTTTTAGCTAGGTCAGAATAATCAACCATAGAATCATCAACAATGAGGTTTTCAATAGTAGGACTAATCCCTATTAACTTTTTAAATCCTTTTAGTGTTCTCGATAAAGCTCTCTCTTTGAGTTCGTTTTCAAAATAAGATTCAAAGTTAGCAAACTTGTAGCCACCATCACTAACTAGCTCTGCTTCTATTATATTGGAATTTAGGCCGGCATTGCCAGCTTCGTTCACAATCCTAAACATGTAGTAATACTTGGTGTTTGGTGTGACCTTATCGAAACAAACAGTCGCAGAATAAGTAGCATCATGATTCAATACTTTCATACTCTTCGACATTAGTAAGCTTCCGTCAAAGTCCGCCACAGACCGTGGCATCTCCTTAAGTCTATAAACTTCAAGGGTCAATGGTAGGGTTCCAGATTCACCCGTAACCAGATCGCTCTCTATTAAATCATAAGAGTTCATGAACCTTTGCTTATAATCTGCGTCTGCTGTTGTTACAGGTGTCGGGAAAAGCGCGGGAACCTTAGTATCATACCGAACAAAAAATTGCAATGTGTTGGAGTTGTCCAGCAAAAAGGTTGGCCTTATTTGGACAGAGTTGGGGAACGAGTCAACTATTGAAACCTCTTTGGTCATAATAGGAACTTCGACTATCTTTACAGATGGCCTGACAGTAAGTCTGAAATCAGCAAGGTATTTGTTTTGTGATTGAACTTGCGCATCACTGGATAGCGTATTGGTTATGTTCTCCACTCCACCAGTGCCATCATCAAATACCGGTGCGGAAGAATCGCCGGTTGCTGGATCAAAAAACTCAAGACACCAGCCCGCAGAATCAGTTATACCATCACTATCTAAATCGGCTATTGTTCTTGTAACTGCAAGATCTGAGTAACTGTATTCTATACCCGCCACTAGCACATATTTATAGATTCTGTACGTGTAATCTTGATTAAAGAATACTTGATTATCTATAAAGTCAAACCTCTCTACCCCATCTGTATTTAAAAACCAAAAGTTTTGTAGTGTATTTTGAGTAAGTGAGTCACCAGATACTTGGCCACCTATCTTCTCTATTCTATAAGCCACAACTTCGTTGTATTTTTCTTGGGATTCCAGCGGAGAATCAAAAAACGTATTCTTGAAAATGGGCCCATTTAACAAGCTAAGCAAAGAGTTGGTTTGCTTAATTGTTGGCAAAGTTTTTTCAAATCTTCTAACCGAGTTGTTATTATACTGAGAAGTGGTCGCCTCTGAGTTGTCATAAAGATAATCAAAATTGCTGTTCTCGGTGTTGTAGTCGGAAAGGGAGTAGCTTAACATATCGAAAACGTCTGTTACTTTAAGCCCTACATTGCTTGTTGCGCTGTTTAGTTCCCTACTGCTGTCGATAGCCTGAGCCTGCACTGTGAACGTAACATCCAAGGGAGCGGTAGCGCCATCTTGGGACAAAAATGAATCTTTTAGAACCTTTATAAATCTATACTCAAAATTGTTTTCTTCTACTGCATGAATGAATTGCCCTGTTGATTCAAAATCAAAAGAAGTTCTTACATAATATGGCAACAAATCTGACTTGTTGTTTATTGTTTGGATCTCATCATAAACATCTTCACTGGTTACAAATATGTTTTCCAAGAGGGAGGCAGTTTGCTCAACCTGCACAGAGCCAAGCTTAAACTGCTCAGTTATCATGCTACCACTGTGTAGTAACTTGTAGCCATTTGGCAAAACTTTAACGTCAGACAAGTTGCGTATTGATTCTTCGTACAACCTAAAGTAGTTATTAACCTGTGGCTTGCAAGAAACAAACGTGGGGCTTTGTGTACTGTAAGTTCCGTTCTCTCTTACCTCTTTTTCTGTATAAGGGATGTTCTCATTGTGGTGGTGGTCAAAGAATGTTAGATCGGCAAAGATACCCGGATAAGAAGCATCTGAATACTCTCCTCCGCTAACATAAGACAACCATTGCTTATCGTTCAATATCTGCTCAGAACCAACAAGCCTCATGCTGTATATGTACTTTTTCTTTATTTCGTCTTCATCCTCCGTGGCCTCTGAATAATCGTATTCTTGGATTAAGTCAGATATGATGCCACCGTCTACGGAAAGACCAAGGGCATCGCGAGTGATATCACCACTTCCAGATAGTAGTTGTGGGTCAGCGATTGTCAATCTTTTACTAGTCATTTTGTTTTAATTCTGGTGGATAAGGGGAGGGGAGAAAAGTTGATGAAATCATTTGTTATTTCAATAACATTGAAAGATGGTTTTGGGGATATATTATACTCATTTGCTTGACAAGTATCCAGATCGTTTATTGGGTTTGGGGCCGCTTGATTGAAAACATCAGAAATAGGTACTTTTTTGTTCTTTAGGTTTTTAAACTTCTTTTGTTGCAATCTGTTGGGGTTGGTATCTTGAGTTTTCTGTAGGGTTTCAAGTTTTCGAGAATCTATAAAAGCATCAGATAATAACGAAGACTCAACGTTTTTTGGCTCCTCTACGACAGTCATACCAAAAGCGCTTAAAACAGCAAGTGAGTCTTGTATCGGCTCCCCATCTCCAGATGTTTTAGTTATGATTTTTTGATCTGATAGCCTGCGCGAGTTGTCCATTACATTATAGATTGTGCTGGTTACCGGGATATCTGCGGAAGATTTATTTACTGGCCTCTTATATGCTCTTCTTGGTCGAAGCCTGTTGTTGGTTGTAGCCATATCAGTACCCCCCACCAACGGATCCGGTTATTGAAGCATTTCTGTTTTGACAAAACTTGAAATCATAGGTAAAAGTTGTAGAACTTGCTGGCGCAGTTGCGTCTTTTGAGATGTCTCTGATCATAGTATTAAAAAGGTCATTTATCATTTCATCACCCATGGTACTATAAATACTCTCCAAATCTTTTTGAATCTCTTCACTTGACTTGTTGGTAACATAATCGTAGGACTCGATAGGAGGAAAAGATGGAGTCTCTTCTCTAATGACAATCACACTGTTTGTGGAATTTAGCGAATCAACTACTAAATTATCCGACTCCTCCACTGCTATTTCAACAAAAACAGGCTCCCCTACTGAACCGGTAATGCTCGCCAATACATCAAGCTTGTCGAAAAACTCCCTAGCTTCTGCGGCTACTGCCCCCATTTCAGTTCTGGTATCCAAATTTTCAAATCTACTTATGAGCCTATCTGTGTCTATTGTTGTCATTGTTGTTTTTCCTAACTAAAAGTCCTTAAACTTCAGATGGTATGTCTCCTGAGCCTCCGGTCTGGGGGGATCTACGACCATCGCCAATTTGCTGTTCTTCGGCTGTAGATTCTACATTTGTATCTACTGTTGTCAGGCGCTGCCCGATGCGGAGGACGCCGCCGCCCAGACCGCCAGCGATAATGCCACCAGAATCATCTTCAGCCTCATCGGGCAAAGTGTCTATTGCTGCCGAGCCACGATAGCCAAGCGGTGTTAAATAAACTTCTTTTTGAAGTTCTCTAAATATTTGAACTGCACTGAAAGTATTGGCTCTGCTCAAAAAAGAGTCCATTGTTATCATAAACTCATCGAGCACTGCTCTAAACTGCTCTAAAGAACTTAGGTTTCCACTTTCCGGGGAGACAACGGCACTTATGTTCTTGGAATATTCCATTGCTTCTGAAAGTGTTTCAAACGTTGTGTCTGATAATAGGTAAGCCATCATGGAGTAAAATGTGGGAGCTATTTCCCAAGGATACATATCATCTGGGTATTGTTCACTGATTGAATTTACAAAAAAATCATTAAATCTATTTTCTATGTTATTGTAACTACAGATTTCGTTTGCCATGTCCACATAGGATATAAAGTTGTCGTATATCTCTCTATATTTGTTGTATAAAAATATAGCAAAATCGTGCGTCCTATCCGCCATCTGAGCTTCAAAAACATAAGTAAATACCACAGATCCGACATTTTCGATTTGTATTGCATCATAAGCATCATCAAAATTATCAATATCTAAAAATCTAAAGCAGAGTAGCTTTTCAAGAGGGGCAGTAAAGCCAAAGTTGTATTCTTCTATACCCTGTTCTATATCAAAAAGCGGTAATGATTGAACTGTTGAATCGCCCGAATCAAGACTATAAGATGGCTTTCTTTCTGGAAAGGAAAAATCAAGGTGCTGGGTTTGCTCTGTAGAAGACCCATCATAATCATGCGATTTTGTTATTGAAATCCTGCTCATTGGTAGATAAGAGAACAATATTCTTCTTAAGGAATTCAAGTTTCGATTTGCAAAAACTTGGTACAACCTTTCTGTATCTAACAGAACGCTTATGTTTGTTTCATTCTTTAGTATTTCCTCGAAACGAACAAAAAACATGCCCTCATTGAAGGCGCCTATTGATCCACCAAACTGATCGACCGGGCGCTCTCTATGCACAAAAACCAAATCTGCGGGTATGGCGTCAACGGAGCTTCTTGTTGCGATCGGAGTAAGCTCTGTGCCGCGAGGATTCCTTTTATCAATAACTTTGCCAGTCATATATCTATCTTTTGTAACAATATCTACGCGAGGGAAAGATGAGTTAAAGTTTTGCAAAAGTTTAGAATATGCGGCGTATAAGTTGCCAACAGGATTGTTGTTGGTTTTGTTGGGAAAAGACTTTCTAACCTTGTCGAGTTCGACCAGTAAGTTTTCTGTATCGGACTCGGTGCGTAAAACATACTTGATTGAATCTACTAAATCAGACAAGACGCTTGTGCTTCTTGCGCTAAAGCGTCGCAATAATGCATTAACGCTTGAGATAATATCCTCTCTTGTCACTGTTGAAGTTTTATAATAGTTTCGGTCAAGCCCCAGCAGGGGCACTTGTCCATATTTCTGGCCCGCTGTATCAAGATAGATAACTTGTTCTTCTTTAAGAATCTTGTAGCCAGAAGAAAAGATTTTTTCATAAGACACATTGCTTGTATTGAAATATAGAACGGGTACATCGGCACCAGAAAGAGTATATTTATATTGTGCCTTGTTTAGCAATGATGAAAAGGTGTATAGATAAAGCTCAAATTCTGGAGGCAGTTCCCTATTAATAATCCTGTTCGCGCTAACTTTTAAAACTCTTCTACCCTCTTCATCATACAAATCATCTTGATAGTTTGCTTTGTTATCTAGCAAGCTAGAAAGCTCAACACCACTCAACAAGTCTATAGGCTCGGTGTCAGTATCAAGTAGGCCAGATTTGGTATAAAAGGTATTTTTGAAACTACAATAAAAGTTTACATCTTCAATCTGCCTCTTAATATCGGAGACATCATATTCATCAGAAATCAAAAAAAGAACTGAGAAATATATGTCGAGAGCAAATGTTGTACTTCTATTTCTTGTAGAATCTGTAGTTACCTCAATGCTTTCGATATAAACATTGGGCAAAAACTCTCCTATGTTCTGTAGTACATCTCCCTTTAGCACTATGTTTGACATATCTCGGCCTCTGTTTCACTACCATAAATATCATAAAATAGATCTTCTTGTACAACCTTGTCACAATCAAAGTCTAAATCAATCAAAAAGCTTTCTTTGTTAAAGACAGAAGCAAGCTTGCAAGCAGTTTTTTCATCTATCTCGCCGTCAACAAGCACAGAAAAAAACTTCTCTATGGCGTCGTCGGTTATCAGATCTTCTGGGTTTGTTACTGGATTGGCAGCGACCATATAATCATCAACAATTTGCTCCTGCTTATCTTGGAAGTATTTTCTTATCAATTTTTCACCACTTGCTGCGGTACCATCTTGAACCTCAAAAACTTCAATATCAAAATTTTGATTTAAGATTTCGGTGTTTGCTTCTTCAACATAAATAACTGGTTCGCTCATTTCCAAGTAAATCACTTTACCATCTGCAAAAACTTCGCTAACAGATTCTAGATCTGGAGCGATGGATGTGTTGAGGATTCTTTCGTTATATTCGGCAACCTCTGCTATTTTTTTAAAGTAGCTTGCTGTGATGTTTATTTGTGGGATTTGGGTGCCGTTAACTCCATCAATAGCAGTAGATGACGATATATCAGATCTTAGGGACACAACCTTCCAAGATGGAACTTTTTGTTTGTCTTCTGCAACAAAAGAATCACCAATAATTGAGTTAAGCCTGAACTCATCTATTCTTGTTGTTTTTTGTTGTGGGGTAACATCTGATTGGAAGAAGTTCATCTCCGTAGCGGGTAGGGTGTTTTTACCTATCTCTTCAAACAAAACCAGAGATTCAAGATACTGAGTATCTTCTTTGATTCTTTTTTGGATATCATTCTGTTTCTCGCCCGTTCTGCCGAAATACTCTGAGTCGTATACTACGTTATCATCTAAAAAAGAATAATAGGTTGGCTTGAAGTTGCCAATAGATAGCAGATAATTTCCATAGCTAGTTAGCTTGAAATCTATTACTCGTTCTTTTTTATCTATAAATTTCGCCATTACTATTCAACCAACCCATCTATCATATTTAGTGTTTTCTCAACAATATTGTCCTCTACGGCTTGTGTAACCTTGTCTCTGCCAACAGAGTCTGGGATTTTTGTTGAGGCAGCATTGACCTTGGTGGAGGTCATCGCAGCCTCATTATCCATCAAAGTTTCCACATCTATGTTGATCATCTCGACAAATGATACATAATCGTATGGCCAGTTGTATTCAACCTTGTAGCCAGAGCTTTGCTCGGTGGTCCCGTTGGTTCCTGCCTGACGATAAATTTTATCCTCGTACTTGGCCATACCGCGCTGCTTAACTTTGAACACCATCCAGCGTAGGTTTTTATTTTCGATGATGTCTTCTGGCTGTAGAAGTTCGTTTTCAGCAAGATTGTGTGCAGAGTATTGTATCTTTTCTTGCATCTTCTTATAGTCTCTTGGTGCAAGGTTTTGCCAAATATATGAAAGATCATCCTTATCAAGCTTGTACTCAAACTCAAAGAAGTACATCACTAGTGGCTCTTTTTGTGAATCTGCAACAAAATCGAACTCTGGTGGTAGAACATATCTCTTTACATTAGAGACTAGATCTCTGATCGAATCTCCTGCTGAAGACTCAGCATCACCCCTTGCTGAACCAACATTCATAGCCGCCTTTATTCTTTCTCTTGGGATTGAGAAGAACTGCTTTTGCATAGAATCAGAAGCTTGGTTATTTGTGTCGTTACAGTTTCCATTTGACAAAGTGATGTAAGGTACTGCAACGATAGCCTCTCGAATGGTTTGAGATTCCTTGAGTTCTCCCAATCTTGTTGAAGAGTTATCAAACCCAAGTAGGTCAGTTAGGGACAGCATCTTTCTAAAGAGGTCTGGGCCATTTGAGCCAGAGTCTTGGTTGTTGTAAATTGAATCCTGTCCAACAGTTAGTTGGTGGAACTGTAGCCAGTTTGAAGGTATGTCACCGATTTCTAAGAAAATACCCTTAGTAGAATCTTCTGGAATGTTTCCAAACTGGTGCCACATTCCACGAGGAACAGAAGCGCTGCCATAAACTGGTTCAAGGCTGTAGCTTGCGCTGTTGATTGGGTTTACCCCTTCATCATTAAAGTTCATCATTGGTGTCTCAGCCTTTGGCTGAATAACCCATCTTTGTGCAACTGTAGTGTTTCTTTGTGTCTTGAGGTTAGTCTCTTGTTCAATCTCCTCAAATGGTATGTTTTCAATACCAAACAAGTTTAGAACAGAGTCTAGTTGCATTGAGTTTTCATTAACATTATGAGAGCCATAGATGGAGGTTGCAGCGGTGCCACTACCATAAACAATAGAATCGTGCTCGTATCCCGTGTCTACTCTTAGGTAGTTTACTTTCATTTCAGAAAGTATCTCTTCAAGGGTGTATTTTTTGGTGTGATCGGGGTAGAAAACCAAGTCTGCCCAAGATTCACCGTGGTAATAAGGAGGTGTGAAAGCCCAGTTATACCCTGTTAGGCTGTCTATGGCACCGCTGTTTTCTGTAAAGTTATCAGATTCGCGACCTAGGCAGGCAGGACCAAAGGCTGTCGGTCTTGAATACATTGTAAAGGTTTCTTTAAAGTTGGAGTTTTCTTTTGGATCTTGGGGAACCTGTATGGAGCTTGTGCCCAAGTTACCAGATAGGTCTTGTACTCTCAAACCATTGGTGCCAAAGTAGCTGCTATTTGAGGATCCAGTAACCCCCTTTGCATCATAATCATACACGTAGGTTCTGTCGCCCTTTGTGGAACGTCGAATCTTCAATCTTGCACCATAAACAGAGCCGCTTTCAAAAGTAAACTCTCCCTCAACTATTCCTGACTTAAGGGTTGTGTATTCAGAATCCTTTAAGAAGAAATCAGCAACTTCAGCAAAGAAGTTGTTAGACATTTTCTTAAATGTTGGATCATTTGTGGGGGCTGCGAACGACGCAGTTACGTCGAGGCTTACTGTTGGGTGTGGCTCCATATCAAAGAACTGAAGATTAGCCATGTGTCTATCTGGGTCTATAATGGTCTCAAAGGGAAGTCTTTTGTCCCAAAACTTACCACTAGACCACCTTTCCTCGCCAGATAAGCCGGGGCCCTCTTCTGGAGACAATGTGTTCAATAGGTAGATAGGCTGGCTTCCACTCGTGTATTCAACCACTCTTTTCTTGGGAGTAGTTAGAACAGGGAAGTCAACAGAGATACCAGACTTAATTGTGTTGTATAGGATGCCGGGAGCAAACAGTGGCTGCAAAAGCGGCCTCAAGTAAGATCCACTATTGTCGATCAAATCCCTACCAGAGTTTGGCTCTGAGCCTTGGCCGTTTGCAGACAATGAGTTTTCGTAAGAAACTCCAAACTGCTGAACCATATCAACGGTTCTTTGTGCTGGGTAGAATCCCTTATATGGATTGAATCTTGTTATCGCCTTGCAGACGAGTCTTAGCTCTTTGAGATCTGTTTTAGTAATATCAGAAATATTAGCAAAATCTTTCAAAAACTCAGAGTTGGAGTAATCTTTGTAAAAATCTTCATCTGAACTGTTGTTGGCTGTCCCAACAATCTCAAAGGCGTCAATGATACCCGCACCGTTGGTGCCCACCTTGAGGTATGTTGGCACCTTCTCGCTGATTCTAAATTCTGGAACTATGGAGTAATCTTTGGATATAGGCTTAAGTTCTGCCTTGAAGTCGTCATAATCATTAAACCAAGGATTGGAGGAGATAGGTGAAAAAGAAGGGGTTCCAGTAGAGTTGTCAACAATTCCGGCTTTCTTGCCTGCTTGCCAAAGCGCCTCACCACCAAAAATCTCAATCAAACTTCCTGTCAAGTTCGTGTGCCCACTGCCAGTCTGACTTATTTCAATACCAGATGGTGAAACAACCGAGCGATATGTTGGAACACAATGCTTTCTTGAATAAAGGGCGCCGGGTGATAGTGTGTTGGCTGCGGGAGCACCCGAGTTGTGATAGCTAAAGTAAGTATTTTGTAGCTCGCCTGCGGCTTTGGTTTTTAGATCTGCGGAGCTAGGGATTGTTGCGCGAGTATAGAAATCTGGTGGCGCATCTAGAATCCAAGAGCTTTGTGACAAAGAGACACCAAATGAATTTTCCAAAGTATTTCCAAGCTTCTCGCGATCAGTCGCCTGATCTCTCCAGTATTTGTTATCATAGCCATCTCTAAGAGTCTTGCTTACATCAAATGCGTTTCTTTGAGAGGGGAAGATGTTTTCTGAATACTTGACCCAGTTTAGAGAGTATTCTGGGCTACTAGTAACCATATCAACAAAGTCTTCTAGACTTGTTCTTCTGTTACTCAATCTTAGTCCACTAACATTTTGGTAATCTACATCGTTGAAGCCCTGCTTGAGATTATTGTAGGTCGCTCTCAAAGTAATCGAACTGGAGGCTTGCGTGGGAACACCGCCCACGTTGGTCTGGGTAGTCTTGTAAATATTAAGCATGACCGGCCTGCCAGATTGGTTTACTGGTCTCATGTCGTAAGATACTATCTGATTGTTTGAATAAGCTGATATCTTGTTTTGCTGCTTTTCAATTCTAAGGATTGGGTGGTCCTGTTGCCTTACCTTGTTCCAGTTCCACCCATACAAATCGCCTCTACGGATTAAGAGGGCGTTAAGTCTACGGTGTTCCGGTAATGTAGTGAGAGAAGTTATTTGTACGTTTTGGCTCCCAAGTACATTTTGTTCTGATCCTGTTGCATCTGTAACGAGGAGGTTTAATCTGGTTGTGTTCTGATAAATGGCAGAGCCGGGGTCAGAAGCCGAAACATATTCAAAGAATGGAATATAAGCGCCAGTAATCACATAATATGGCGCATCAGCAGGGGGCTCATTTACATCAGTGTTCATAAAGCCAGAATAGCGTGGATCATTAACATCTCTGTGGATTATAGAAGATGTAATCCAAGAATATTGGCGATCGGAACGGGGTATTTGGTGCTGCACGTTAAGGTTGTCGAAACTTTGTTTGGTGTTATCGGACTCAAATACCGCAAAGACCTTGTTGTTCCTGTGTACTCTATGGAATGAGGGGGCTTCGTTGTAAGAAGCTCCGGGGTTAGACTCCAAAGTTGAATCACGGAAGAAGCGAGCAGAGTGACGTGCGGCCAAGTTTGTCAAACCAAAATCACGACCAGTGTGATCAAAGTTTCTTATTCCACTGGTTTCAGAAACTATGGAGGATGAAACTCCTTGGAAAGATCTTCTAACAGTCTGGTTTCTTGCATTTAGGGCGTTGTATACAGAATATGTCGAAGATCTAAAGTCTTGATAACCCTTTGTCATCACCTCTATACCGCCGGGCGCAGAAAATCTTGTTGTGAATACAGAGTCGCCAGAGGCGCTTAAGAGATATTCTACAGAGTAGTCTCCGTTTATATCGTTGTGTCCTCCGCTATTTCTATTGATATCCAACAGTGTCCTGACAGAAGTAGCATAACGAGCATTGCTGCTAAAGGTGTTGGCAGGCAAAGAAGGCTGCTTTTCAACAAACTGCCTTGGATTAGAGAAAGCACTGCCTGCCTGCACAACATCATAGTTGTGGTTATAGTTACCAAGTATCGTTGAGCCGGTTGTATGGTGAATGTTGCGAATGTTCACGGGGCGCTTAGCAACCATATCTCTGTAAAGGTGGGCCTTTTGGGCACCGGTCATTGGGTATGGATTCTCGTTAACTGCATTGGCCTCTGGGTATGGGTAGTCGGGGCCTATCATACCAATCGCACCAGTAACGCCAGCACATAGCCCCAAGGCTAGTTTCCATCCTTCTGGTCTGTTTAGGTAGTTGTCATTACCATCGTTAAGTCCGATGTGTCGGTACTGGAGGCCGCCAACGGCATAATCGGTGAATGGGCCCTGCATGGGGCGCTCCATATCCTCGCCATAAACATCGTTATGGATATTGACCACTTCCACACTAGCCGTAACTCTTTCGACCACTTCTTTGTTGTAGCCAGTGTTTATGGAAGAACTAATGATATTGAAAGGGAAGATTATATCAGATTTGTTATTTTTGTAGCCAATACCATCTTCCCAATCCCGACCAGATTGAACTTTTATGTTTCTTTTCACTAAGATTCTTGGATCTTTGGGTGGATCGATTGTATCTTCAAGTTGTACCAAATCTTCAGTAAACCCAAGAAGAACATTTTTTGGCACGAATACGCCATCATCATTGTTCACTGGCCCTGCCGGATGCAAGGCGACCCTGTGGTATTCAAAGTTTTTGTTTACTTCAAAGTTTGTGCCACCCTTAATGATTCTTGGTTCATATGTACGCCTATCGATGTTTAGCTTGTATGGTCTTGATAGTTTTCTAAGAACGTAGGTTTGACCGGAATAGGTTTGTCTATCTGGCTGGCTTACTGTTGGTGCTGGCTGGTTATTGTACTTATCGGCAGTTTCAATAATGCCATCTCTTTGTTCGTCAATGGCACTATCGCCAGATGATATTACATCAGAATTTTCACGATTGGCTCTCTTCTGCCAATATTCTGAATTTTCTCTTTGGGAGTTAGATGCCGGATGATGTGCGTGTTCCCAATCATAAGTCTTTTCTCGAATACCCAAAGCAGGGCTTTCTGGATCTGCTGTCCTGAACTCAATGGTTGGGAACTTAGACTGATATTTATTGCGCTCTAAAACATGACTCTCGACAACATCGAAGATATTTTCTGAAACAACCGCAGAGGCAGGTATTAGCTGCTTAATAATATCACCAAGCGAATCATCAAACCACTTGTAATAATCTATGTAGCGCTCAACTTCTTTGACATTTTCTACTCTTAGGAAGAAAGCTTGTCTTAGTTTTTCTAACGCCTTGTAATCCATTCTGTAACGATTAACGGGGTCACCTATGAGGTTGTTGAAATCTGCTGCGCCTGCGAAAAACTTAAGCATTTCATCAGAGATGGCACTATACATACTCTTTTCTAGAGTATGGTGGTAGCTAACAACATCTTCTGGTACCCCGTATAGCTCCAAGGCATCATCAACAAGGGTGATCATGTCCGATGATATAGTTCTCTCTGGATCTACAAACTTAAATACATTTAGTCTCTTTTCTTCTATCGCGTCTGCGGAGGAGGTTGCAAATCCATAACCATAGCCAGAGTGCTGGTAGCCCGATATACTGCCTACCCAGCCATAGTTATCTCTAACAAGGGCTGATCCAGAGCTATAATCGGTGATATAAAAATTGCCACCAGAATCGGAGCCGGTAAGATTACCAAATTCCCAACTAAGCGCTAGAGTGTCTTTGTTCAAAACATCGAGATTTTTGGTTTGTGAATCAAGAACAGATAGATTCTGATAACTGTCGGTTCTACCAACATTATCAAAGTCTAAAGCGTGTTGCTTTTTGGAATCAAAGTCAATACTTCGGAGCCAGTAGCGAACCCCAGATACAAGCACATCGCTTTCGTTGATTAGTGAGCCAGTTAGGTTTTGCCTATAAGCACCAGCGTAAACTCTCTTAGCTGATTTTAAGAAGTTTTCACCTTGAGTTTTGGTTAGGGTTTCTTCGATTGAGAAACTATCACGAACATCACCAAGAAGAGTGTTGTACCCTTCAAATTTAAGAGTATACGAATAATCACCTGAACCAGTGACGTACTTTAAGCTACCCGATTTGCTGGGAACAACCGAGACAGATAGGTTCCAATCTTGGTTATTGTAAACATCAAAGAAAACGCTACTTGTAATCTCTGGAAATGGGTTCGGAGATATAGAGGAGGTCAGCTTAAAGTAAGCATTTTTTGACTTCTTGTGATCTCTTACAGCAAAAATTTGAAAGTTTGTGTTATCTGTTCCAAAGAAAGTTGTGTCGTCTGGAGCATCCACGCTTGCAGAAACAACACCAAACAACGAAACTTCGTTAAAATCTCTGTCTATAACGTCAATAGAATTTTTAAAATATGGAAAAGTTACGTCAGCTTCTACAGTGGCGCCATATGCAAACTCATAGCCCTCTGATTCAGAACCTGAAATATAGCCGATAGTATTGGTTGTGTCTGCTGGGTCTTGCTTTTGGAATATAACCGCACCAGTACCAGAGCGCTTGTTAAAGTTGATGTATTTGTTTAGCTTTGTGGTTTGCTCAAGGTTATTTCTTAGTTCATATCTTGCTTTGTTGCTGTAGGTGTTTAGCTTAATGACCTGATCGTCAATATAGAAGCATCGCAACACCCCCTTGATTGACTTTTCTGTACCCTTAGACTTGAATATGGAAGATAAATTGTTGTATAAGTTCAGATAGATTAGATTTTTTGTATCTTCTAAGTCTCCCTCAAAGTTGAAAGCCTCTGTCTTATTGGCTACAGTGTTGATGATATCAGAATCTATGAAGATTTCAGGGGTATAGAGACCCAATGACTGCGGAAGGTTTCTTGCAAATGGCAGTGGCTTGTAGGAGGCACTTGTGTATAATGGCTGCTTAAACTGGGTGACAGACTGTATCTGTAAATAAAGTTTATCAAAATAGGTTCCAATGATGTGTGACACCATTTCAAGCTGGCTTTTATCATCATTTTCGCTCTCCTCAATAACCCAAGAAGGAAAGTAGTTTATAAACTTTGTTGGATTGTTACTATCGTAAAAAGTGCCCTTTGATTCAAGATCGCTCTTCAAAGAAACAACAGATGGATGGCTATCGTAAATTATTGGATCTTGGTATTCTGTGGCGGCGGCGCCCGCTTCAACGATCGCTGATTCTAGAGTTCTGGATACTGTGCCGTTCCAAGTGCCATTGGTTATTCTGCCAGCGTAATCGAGAACAATCTCATCTAGCGCGGAATCACCTGTTGTCCCTTCGTTAAACTTGTAGTACACCCCAAGGGTGCTATTTGCGGTATCAGTATTTGCGCCGCCACGAACTTGGGTAAAGTAGTTGGTCCCAATCTGGAAAGCGTTTCTTTCTGTTTTCCAAAACCTAAATTCATCCATAGAGCCAGAAAAATAGCCAACAGAACCAGAGGCTATGTAAGCAATAGTGCCCTTTTGCGTGAGTGTGTTGATTCCTGTAGAGCCAAGAGTGTTTGTAGAATCTAACACACCATTGACGTAAAGCTTTGTTTCAACACCGGCACTTGCGCTCTTGAAGGACACAGCATAGTGTTTCCAGTCCTCTATTGAACTTGTGGTTGGTGCTGAACCAAGCTGTTGATTTGAGAATACGGAAGTAGCAGAATCATCAATACTAACATGAAATGGTGAGCCCGTTGTTCCAGAAAGGAAAATAGTAAGAGCATCACCACCTGATGAATTGGTTAGATGAAAAATGGTCTGCTTTGTGTTGGAAGACGGCGCAGGGGCTTTCAACCAAAACTCAACAGTCACACCTGTTTGGAAATCACACTTTAGATTTGATTCTCTAGTGCCTGAGCCATAATCAGAGGGCTTGTTATCAGTTTGATAAACATTGGTTTCGTAAAGGTTGGCTTGGCTTCTTTTTGTAGAACCAGCATCCCTAAAAAGACCACCAAGGGTAGTATAGGACGTTGCGTTTGGGCCACCCTTTAGATTGATGTAAGAGGAGCCATCAAAGTTGGCATAACCATTTGTTCTTGGGTAAAGGTTATCAAAGATATACCTCTCATGAGGAAGTGATTGGTTTGTGAAAGCATTTATCTCAGCCTCAGAGCCGTCATAAGGGAAATAATCATAAATCCTCTCTATTGCAGATTTATAGTAAAGATGAGCAGAACCAAACTTTGTAAAGTTTTCAGGCTCAGAATAGTCTATCTGAGGTACAAATGTTTCTCTTAACTCTGACTTTTGTATAAGATTGTTCGTAGACTCCACATTATCAAGCATTTCTTGATTGGTGGTCTGGGGTAAATCATTTCTTTTCTTGTCAAATAAGTCTTTAATACTCATATTCTTCTACTCTGAATAGGAACTTTTGATCTTGCTCAATCCAACTCTGCCTCTGAGAGTCGTAGAACGCGAACTTGATGCCATATTCGTAGCCGGGCTCAAGCAAGGACATGTCAAGATTGAAATAGTTTCCTGATACATCGTAAGAGAGTAGTGTTTGTAGGTCTGATCCTGTGCCGTGTGGTAGTACATTGTAGCCATCCAAAACCCTATAAACTCTGTAAGACGCACTTGGAATAATAGTATTTTCTATCTCACTTGACGCTACTGTGTAAATAGTTGGGGACCAGTTTTTGCTTCGGACATAGACGTTGAAGCGCGCTTCTTCTTCAGAGAAGTATTTGTTTCTAAGATTCTTGATCTTGGTAATATAGCGGTTATTCCCGGTAGATACGGCAGCAGCAGCAAAAGTTTCTGGAGAGATAGTTCCAGTAAAGTATTGAGTGCTACCAGAATACCAAACGTCACGCAAGGTTGTGTAGGTACCAGTTAAACACACTGAGCAAGAATAGATTCCAGTAGAGACATAGCCGCCGGTTGCGGGAGTGTTTATAGCCTGTGTCAATGCGGTACCACCAAGGGTTTCATACAAATCAACATATATCTCACCTGTCCCAATTGCTGGAATATTGGTTAGCTGCCCACGAACATAGTTGTAAAGATAGAGCGTGTTTAAGTTATCGGCTGCTGGGGCCAAGGAGGACGACATGTAAAAGTTTCCTCTATCATCTTGGTTTGAAGAATTCCAACGAGCTTCAATAACAGGCTTCTTGAAGAAGTATTGTGTTCCTCTGGCAAAAAAGCGCTTAGTGTAATAAGAAGTTTGGGCAGTTTCGAGAGAAGAAGTAAGGCGAATACCAATGCCGTAGTTGTCTTTTGTACCAGCAATCCATTGCTCCACAAGAGAGGAAATATCTATTTCTAAATCTTCAAGACCAGTAGAGAAAGTTTGTGTAAAAGTCGGTGATGCATGATAATCACCGCCAGCCGAATCCCACGCTGTTGTTGAAGAGGCTGAGATCCAGTTAGAGGCACCCACATCTTTGTAGTTTTCAAGGTCTAGACCATCACCCTCTGTCCATGATTTTGATATCGCTTGTGCAACTATTACAAAGTTTTTCGGAACCGTCTTAGAGGTTTCTGCGTTAAATAGACGTAGATAAAAGCTTACACTTCCAGATGTAGGTATAATGCCAGCAGTTCTATCGGATGAGATCGCAGATACATCAAACTGTGTTAAAACACGGGAAAGCTCTGCTGATGATGTAGACTGTCTAGCATAAATCGAAAAAACCTCACTAACATCTGCTTGGCCCATGTTTGAGCCAGTAGCGCGGGTTCGCAGGTTTTCTTTGTAAGCATTTGAAATAGTGTTATCTGCGTTTGCAACGTAGCGTCTAATAGCCATTATCTAACTTGCCCCTTTATATCCACATCTGGGTATTTGATTTCGACAACGGCATTCTTTGGAATAATAATCTTGGTTCCATCTGGAGAAAGATTTTGGTTGATATCTATCGAACTACCGCTATAGTTTGAGCCTACTTGGCTAACAATCTTAATGTTGATTACTTCGTGTACACCGCTGATTTTTCCCAACTCTTGATACATTTCAGAAATATTTATGTCCTCTCCAATGTAATACGGCTGTCCAAATTTTGCCCCAAGTGCAGCAACACATCTCTCCAATAAATCAAACTTGTTGACACCTTGTTTAGAAGATACCACAAAGTTTACACCCACATTTAGGATAAATGGATCAATAATATCAACCGTGTCGTTAATCATCCTGTGCTGGTTTAGCCAAACTTTTAGATTTTTCTTGATCGTATCGCTTGATAGAGTCAGTTTTCCGAAAGAGTCTTCAGAAACAACATACATATTCAGGTTTCTTTTTTGAGAATCAGGATCCTTCTGGACTGAGCACCTTTTGATAGAGCCATATTTTACTGGCATTCTGTAAGCCAAGTTTTCGTAATCAACCTGAGTTACTGCTCTGTTTTGAGTCGAGAACGAATCATATATTCTTCTCTTTACTTCGCCAGTAGAAGGCAGTGAAACGTCTCCAGTAATAGGCTTTTCATTAGAAACCTCTAAAGAATTGATTACTGCTTCCACTCTTGACGATAGAAGGCTTGTTCTATTTTCAAAATCAAATCTTGCATTCGATACGCTTCTTAGATTACCAACTGCTGTGTTAGAGTTTGATGGATTGGTAACTCTATAGATAATCTCAAGGGTTGTGTTGGAGGGTACGACTCCAAAATTTTGGTTTTTTGTTAGTTTGGTTGGGTCGAACGTTGTATCAGTCACGTAAGATTTGCCAAAGATATCTAAAGCTACCTTTTGTGGCTCAGCAACAACGTCTGTTTCGTTTGGATTACCGGAGCCAAATTGTATGAAAGTTCTACTTCTTTCAGTAAAAGACACAAACTTTCTAGATACTAAAAATGGCTTCATGACAGAAGGGGCATTTTCTTCTCTAAAGTTGTTATTCGGTATTTCTTTGTAAATGATATCTTGAGATAGGTTCTCAACTTCGTAATATTCATTGCCCCCAGAGTCAGTAACAGAGATGATCTCTGCAACGTTTGCAGACTGAACCTCTAGTAACTTAAATCTTTCAAAGTCTCCAACTTCTACAGTATCTCTCTTAAAGAAGCCAGAGACAACATTGCCGTATGCTTTGACTGCAAAGAAGGTTGGGGCGCCTGTTGTAGAGTCAACATTCGCAACAACAGTTTCGTTTTTTGGATCTGAGAAGTCCACGTTATCTGTTAAGACAAAATTGAGACCAGATTGAGAGGTGAATCTGCTTCCTCTTTTTAAGACTGGTAGATAGCGTGTGTCTGGTCCAAGACCAACGGTGGAAGCGGGAACTCTAATATAGAGCGAGACAACACCATAGGTGGATGGTCTACCTTGGTTTTTGTAGCCCATAATCCTTCCATGCCTCAAAACGTTTGTTAGCTGAAAAGATGTGTCTAAGAACATCTCATTAACATTGTAGTCGAGATAGAAAGAAAGCTGATCACCAACATACGCTATTGAGTCCAAGACTATCGAGCCGAAAGAGGCTTCACTAAAATCTTGGAAGGTGTCGGGATAAAACCTTTCTGCAATTTGCTCAAGATCGTTACGAATACCGTCAAATTCTCTGTTAGTATAATTTATGGGTATTTTCTTTTTTGGATCTTGTGGCATTTAGCGTTTTTCCTTGGTATTAAATAGTAAATTCTAATAAATCAGTTACTGCTATGGATGGTATGGAATACTCCAGTCTGAATGAAATATTGTTTGAGTCTGGTTCTATTAGATAGAAATTGATTCTTCTTATAGCAATATCGGGTATATAGATTGATACCTGCTCTCTTATTCTTGCATCAATTTGAGAATAAACATCATCAGAGAAATTTTCAAATAAATACCTCTTCATGCCAACCCCAAATTGTGGCTCCATGATTCTTTCGCCGGGCTCAGTCAATATGAGCATTTTTAAATTTTGCCTTATTGTATCTCTAATGGTCTTAAGCATACCAAAGCCATCGGTGTCATCTAGAGATAAAGGCAACCTAACTGCTATTGAAGACATATCAACCCTCCCTATAAATACTACCTACTAGTCTTTTTTATCACAGAGTGCGCCGTCTGCATTAAACGGATTGGTCCTCAACATTCTCCTCTTCCACCATGGAAGTAGTCTTTGGCCGGTTGCTGGCTTAAATGATGCCCTCAAGCTTGCCAAAAATGCCTCACCGGGTGAGTTTGCGTCCTCTCCATCTGGATCGAAATCTCTTGAGTTGTAGAAGCCCTTAAATAGCTTTTTGATTCTAAACTTTGATTTGGTTAAGATATTCTGATCCCATTTGTCATAATGCAACATAAAGAAGCCATTACCAGCAAAGAAGCCGGGATCTCTATCCTCCGCAGTAAGCCAGCCTTCGGCGCCGGGTCTAAGCTGTGTGGAGTATGTACCATCACCGTTGTCTGTCGATATGATGAATCTACCGGGCGGATCGCCCTCGCCAGTTTCTACAACCCTCTCTCCGATAGATGGGACAAAAGCCAAATCATTGTAGATAGAAAGGGTAGAAAGAACCTTGCTAAGTGGGAAGATATACTTTACAACTGCATTAAAATCTGGATCATCCAGCAAGTTGTTAACCAAACAAAGGAGCAGCTTGGAGTTATCTTCTAAGAACTGGAACTGGGAGACTGGCAAATCCAAAACATCAACTTCCACCCTAGCCAACACACCTTCGGCAATAGAAAACTCAAGTCCGTAGCGCGCACCAAGCTCGCCAGTAATCCCTATCTCTACCCCGTTTTCATCGTACACAAGCTCCATAGTGCCGGGGAACAAATCAGAAATGTTTGTTTGCTCAGGGGTGGTAGTTCTCCTGTTCAGTTCGTCTCTAGCTGCTTGGTTACTAGAATAGAATTGATCTCCAAGTCTTATGTACTTTTCAAGCTTAAATGGCTTGGCAATATTTGGCTCGGGTGCTTCTCCTCGCCAAGAAATATCACCAATGGGTACAATTATTTTCTTCGCAGAAACCACAAGAATGTCGTGGTCTTCTTCAGAATGATAGGAGCCCTCCATATATACCGACTCACCATCTTCATCAACATGAACATGATAATAACCAACATAATCTTCGCCGTCCAAGGTTATAAGCTCTCCACCACTTGTGTAAAGATCTTCCCCTTCTGTTTCCAAATCTACTACTTCTTGCTTTATTTCTTTATCTATGTCAAGGCTAGAGCCTTCAGTCAAAGATTCGAGCAGGAACTTGGGCAAACTTGATATCATATCATTATTAGCGAACGATGTTCCCTCTAGATTCTTTATGAACACATCGCCCATATAGTTAAGCTCTTCGATGACCAGTTCTTGTAAAATAATTTTTGCATCTGCCTCGGTTTCCTGAACAACCTCAAGGTTCTTGTCTGCTCTGTAGTTTTTCAAGCTTTGTAGAAACGATGCATCGCCAATCTTTTTGGCATCTCTTAGCCCAATAATGGTTCTACCATCCTTGGTGTTGTAGGTATCTTTATAGATGTTTCTGTGCTTTTTGATGACTTCTTCTATTCTTGTTAGCGCATCAACGACTGCCGCAGGCGGATCTGGTAGTTGGTCATTGGCGTACCTTCTGGCGTAGGTCTGAACAGACTGCTCCAAGAAAGCATACCAGAATTCCTGATCTTTGAATGGATTGAAGAACTCAAAGAACGCACTTGGCTGAGCATCTTTAAAATCCTCTTCCATTTTTTCAATGACATATTGTGCATTGATTCTGCTAAAAGTCTCACTGAAGTCGGGCTTAAACTTGGTATAGGTGGCCAAAGCCTTTAGTATGTGAAGGCTTGAGTAGATTCTTACCGCCGCACTAATGAGCCCTTCGATACCAGCCTTCGACGGACGTTCTAGAATTCTGTTATAAGGCTCCTCTCTTACACAATCAGGGTCAGTTCTAAGCCTCTCATCTTCCGGTATCGAACCGTAAGACTCATTGATTCTCTGCTGAATGGAGCCAAAATCTACTAAATCTGCCCTATAGGGCTTACATGGCCCTATTTCTGGGAACATCACATCGATCATCCCAAGCCAGCCATCATTTTTCACAGGCTTGATATACAGTGGTGGATTGATATAGTTGCCACCAAATTTAGCAGGATCAAGATAAATCACCCTTGCATCATCACCATTCACAAACTGGTCTCTACTAACGCCAAGTATTGCGTCCTCATTGGTGTAATCAGAGTCTTCATAAAGCTCACCAGTATTGGGGTCGAGATATTCAATGTCTTCATAGGTCAAATCATCAAGTGCGGCGCCATATACAAAGGCAGAGTCGTTGTTGTAAATCTCTTGAGCAAACCTCTGAAAAATAGAATTCATAAGGAGATCATGGGTTGATTTGATTTCTGAAGGGCTTGGAAGCGAATCGGAAGCATTTTTCTCTAAAATATCTTGCAGGAGATAGACTTGAGGTATGTTACCTTTCGCTCTTCTAGTAGTCTCATAGTATCTTGGATAAGCGGTCATATCTATTCCATCAAGACCATTATCTGTAGCTAGGAATTCATATGCTCTCCAACGTAAGATTGACTCTTCTTCATTCTTGGAGCTTTTTTCTGATTCTTCGTTTTTATCAGAATAAGAGCCATCAGCAGCACTTACCTTGGCTTTGGTGTTTACTATATTTCTAATCAAAATGCGGCAGTTATCGTCGGGTCTGTTTTTAAATTCGCCATCCTCTTTCACAATATCCGAGAGATATAGTTCAAGTTCAAATCCATAAGAGAACATGCCTGTACCCTTAGCATTGTCTCTAAACTGTAGTGATAAATCTGGGTTTGCCTTTCTGGCTTTTTTGTTAAATTTAACATTTTGGTTGTTGAAGTCTGCGCTTACATCGGTGTTGTATCCGTAATCTGGCAATGCCAGCAAGTCAACGTCTCCAAATAGGCCAGTAAAGTTTAAATCTTCAAATGATTTGGTAAAGATTTGGTTATCTCTCTCGTCGTTATTTGAGTTGAAGCTTCCAGCAGCAATTTGTCTTGGCATCTCTTCCTGAAGCCAGTCTGCAACTTTGATTGGGAACGCACCATGTTGTCGTGACAGCTTGGTGTATCTTGTGTCTTCATCTGCTTCGGATTCACTATCAACATAAAAATCAACAAAATCTTTTTTGAATATACGACCAGAGTTGGCTGACTTTCTCAAGTGAGAAGTATATGGATTGCCCTCTGTATCAGAGAGCACCATGTTTATGAAACCCCAGTTTCTTTCAAGCGGGCCATTACCAATCATATCGTAGGTGTAAGCAATCTTCAACTGCTCCATATTACCATCGAGTGTTTTAGTGGTTGCTTTTGTTATCTCTTCTGGCTCGAATGGAAGTAAACCGTTGTTGCAACCGGGATCCGAGATCATCGGGGGCATATTGTTGTTGAGGTAGTTTGGTATACCATCATTCAAAATCGTTGCTAAGTCTTCTATATCGTTTTTGAAAGTATCTCTCGCACTATCACAAAGCTTGGCTATCTGCTCTGGCGAGGCTCTACCCTCCAAAAGCCCAGCGCGGAGATTACAGAAATCTTCGACTTGTTCCGCAGTTGCACAAAGTGTGGGGTTCGCCGGCAACTGGTCGTCTTCCGATAGACCTGCTGAGAAATCTCTTAATGCCTGCTTAGCATCTGTGGGCATTAGATTGCCAATGTTGCCAAAGAAAGAGCTAATGTTTTCTCTGTTATTGAATGCTTCAGCAAACTGAGGATGCTCAAATTCAATCAAGCTCTGCATAACACTCAAAAAAGTCTCTGATGGATTACCCAAAACAGCGTCTGTAAGCTCTCTTCGACTTGTTGTGGCCGATATGTCTTCCGCAAATGACATGACTGCTGCTCGATCCGCAAACGCTGCGCCTCCAGCACCCATCTTCTGGAACATGTCAACGATTGTGTCATCTATTCTTTCTTCATCTGTGTCAGGTCCACATATTGTCTCTCTGATTACATCCTTGAAAGTTGATCTACCGGTAGCAATAGCTGGTAGTGCGGCTGCAATATCACCAACAGCCTCTAGTGCTTTACAAATCGCATTTCCGATTAGCTCACATATTTTAACGATCAGTTTGACAATAATCCTGACGACAAGCTTTTGCAGTTCAATTTTAATGATTTGGAATAGTAGCCTGAACAAGTCTTTAAGCTTTGGAAGATAGGCAAAGGGGTTTTCCAATCTGGGCAGGCCAATATGCTGAGTGTTTCTACAAAATGGCAACTCAATGTCTTTCAAGAAATCCATCAAACTTGGATCAAAAATAGGTGGTATGGGGCAGTCAATCAAGGCAATGATCTTTGAAATGATTTGTGCGCCGGGAAATCTGTTTAAGATATCAAGTAGGTCAAGAAGGTTCTCGCTGTAAACTTCTATAAGAGCAGAGGCATAAGCATCCATGATTAGTGCAGGATTAAGCTCAGAGCCCACATTCTGTAGCTGCGCTCTTGCCGTGGCATCCCCAACGTCTGACTTTCTTGTGTTTGCGGGCGGGATTCCTGTTGGCGACTCGCTGCTATAAGAGTTTTCACGCAACAGTTTCTCGTTTTGCTCACTAACAAGCTCTGGATTTTCCCAAGGCTTGTTAAACCGAATATTGCCAAATAGCGAAGGATCTTCATCAACATCTATTCTAGCATTTTCACCCTTTGCAGATTCATCAGAAACCCTTTGCTGCTGCGAGTCTGGTCTGAATATATCGCCGCTGGCAAGCTTTCTCTGTACAAGCTCGTCTAACTCTTGTTGCTTGTCAGGAGGGAGTCCAACAAATAAATCACCGAAGTTTTCTATAGACATTGCCTTAAGGGCGGCTTGCAGCATACTTGCCAATGCCTCTTCCAAAGTAAGGCCCTTAAATAGACACTGAATGGCATCAAGCATCAAATCAAACAGACCACAAACTCGAATCTTATCAAGCCCGTTGGCCCATAGCAAATCAAGCTGTCTTGTTAAATCACCACCACCGACAGTGCCACTAAGCAATAGAGCGCAAAAGTTAGAAAACACTTGGTCCCTTTCGTCTAGCTCCCTGAAGGCTTGCTCTATAGCAAAAGCACCAATGTTTTTGTTAACTTCTCCTTGCTTTCCGGTTGGTGAGAATCTGGCTGCATCTATTTGATCTACGTCCCTCCCTTGGGCAGAAACCAAGAGGGCTTCTGAGGGTATCTGCCCAAACTTGATTTTTTGCTCTATCATTTCTTGATAGTCTTCATTACAAAGCGCCTTGTGGAACTGTAATGCAATGGCATCACCAATACCAAAAACATCATCCAAGATGTCTTGGCCAAGTTGTTTGCCCTCTGCCTCTAGGTTCGATGCAATACAAGAGGTAACGCTATTCTCTGGATCTGTATTGTTATAGCCAGCGTTAGTGACAGACTCAATTTCTGGATAGGTGTATTCCTTGACAAACTCCAGCCAAGGCTTGGGGACTCTGGCGGTTAAATCTCTTTCCATCTTCTTCATCTGGGCGAAATATGCAACCGCCGTTCTGTCTCGCCAGCTTGGCTTTTTGTTCAGTCTTTTGAGTTTTTTTATAACTACTGGTTTTTCTCCACATGTTTGTGTGTATATTCTTAGTTTCTTAACCCTATATTGTGGCGTAAAGGTGAACTCTATCTTTGTAACCTTATCTTCAAAAATACCAGAAAGACCACCAACACCGGGAATGTTAAACCCCTTTTCATTCAAGAACGCATCAAGTTGTGGTATCAAATTTGAAGTGATTGAAGAGCCAGCAACAAGTCCAGCGTCTCCGTAGTTTTCTAGATTGAAGAGCCCGCCAGCTTCCAAGAACCTCAAAGAGCCACCATCGGTAAACCGATAAACCTTCTCATATCTTGCATAAAGATTGAGAGCCTTTCTGACTCGAATCAAATCCGGGTTCATGCGGGTGGCCCCAAACTCAACGACTATATCTTCTCCATCAGCCTCTTCAGCTTCGTCGTCTTCGGGTTCCTCATCTTCTAGAGATGAGAGTATCTCAAAAGGAAAAGAGTATAAAAGTTTTAAATGAGATAGTGGGCGGGCATCTAAATCATAATCACGATAATCAATAGATTCTCTCATTTTTAAGAGATTGGGGTCGTTTACAGCCTTTTGGTAATATTCTAGAAAAGCTTCGATAGCTTCTTCAGAGTATTGAGCGTACAATTCTTGTAGCGCTTCTTGTGCCTCTAACTCGGTAGAATCCAAAGAGGCACCGGTAGAGGTCTCGGGCGTAGTTATGGCAATTTGATACTGGCAGATTTTCTCGTTGAGAAAAGGAGTAAGATCCTCAAAGGTCTTCCAGTTTGGAATAAGAGCCTTTGGGTTTGGAACACAGTCTTTACAGACCTGTTCTTCGGGAGGTGGAAGATCCACTTCACATACATCAATCAAAAAATCCCTATTCTTGTCTTGGTATTTTAAAAACTTAGATTCTGCCATCTTTTACTCTTTTCTATATTTAGGTTGACTTGACACTTCTACTGCAAATAAATTTGTAACCAAATGGAGTCAGGTGGTTAAACTCCCACATAGTTTTATTGACTCTTGCGTGGTATAGTGGATTCATAACAGATGTAGGGATAAGAGCAGAGTTAGCTGAGCCTATGACGCCTGCTGCAACGCTGTGTGGCGGATAAACACCAGATGATGCAAAGGCTGCGGCAGTAGCAGAGTTGACAGACATTTGCACAATACCGAGGTTAATAAGGGCTCCAAGTATTTCTTCTATAATCTCACCAAGTTCCCTGAAAGCGTCTCTAGTGTTGTATCCCATCGCTATGGGCTGCAATGTCTCTATTGTTTCCACCGGGTTAGCTATACCACCCCAAACCTTTCTAGGTTCTGTGTTGTTACCAGCAATAAGTTCAATACCGGGGGCTGGTTGTGAGATTTTACCACCGAGTGAGTTTGTCTCACCCTTAAGTCCAAAACCTTTCCAGTTGTTACCACGGCCAGTAACAATCTTTACGCCCTCTCGACCAAATACTCTAACACCATCAGCTTTTATACCAACCGCGCTTCTTCCCTTGATGTTTCCTATTGAGCCCTCAACAATACCAAAGTTGGTATCAATATCTGTTAACTGGCTTATGTAAACTCTGGCTGCATCTGCTGCAAAGTTGTTATCAACGTGCGTTAAGTCTTTGACACCCTTGCCACCACGCGCAGATGACATTCTACCGGCTACCAAATCTATGGTAGCTGCCCTGTTGCTTCCCTTGGCGCCATAACCAGAGGCCATAGAGGAAGGTCTATCAGTGCCAAGAACAATATAGGCATTGTTTTTGGAAAAGATTTTTTCATTAGGCGCAGTCTTATATTGTGGACCACGTTCACTATCCCCATTATCAGCGTGCATTAAGCCACTGTCGGATGGGGTTGTGTTAATGTGTTTTTTTTGCTTTATGCGCTCCTCTGTGGGAGAGCCTTTGTCTGATATTTTTATTGGCATTTATCTACCGTCTACGCTCCAGTGCCATGGTTCGGCACTATAGTTCTTAAAGCCCGGCTCCTGTAGGGACAGGAGAAACTTGTATGTCTTTGACCTTCTAGCTATTGAGTTAGAGAGCTTTGCAGCCTTTACTCCTTCTTCTTGTAAAATTCCACCAAAGTCTATGGCACAGCCATAAATGTGTCTAGAGCCTTTTCCGGGGCTTGTTGGCAAAGGGGCGGTGGGCGGATCACACAAACCAGAAGAGCCCCCAATCATTTCATCGAGGCTGAGTTGATTTCCCGCTGCTTGTGAGTTATTGATTCTTAGGCTTATTTGTTTTTTCAAAACTCTTATGCTTGAACCCCCATCAAATGTTTCATTAAAGTTTTGCGCTTTAACTAAATCATACTTTTCTTTAACTTTGTCAAAAAACTTGGGATGCAAAGTGACAGTCACAGAGCCTATTGTACCTGTCTTACACTTTTCCAATGGATAGTCCGGCAAGTTTCCACACATCCCATCAGGTGGCGCAAGTTCAAGCCCATATCTCTTTACATACTCATCATAAATTTCTTGAACCTTGGGATCATCGAGTGGCGGGCCCCCAGATTCTTCACCGAAAGCATAAGACGATATTGGCTGTCCACTTGCTCTTGCCATAGATGCCTCTAAGGTGTCACATGCTTCAGCAGCTTCTTTATTGGTTTCAGGGTTGGACACTAGTTTGATATGTTTTCCGTATTGCAAATCATAACCAAAAACATTCTTTTTTAATTCTACCTCAACGACAGAACCAAAGCGAGGCAAAGAGTTGACAGAACCCCCTTCTTCGTTAGAAACAAACAAAGTGTGCATTGCTATTATTTTGAAAGACTCTTCAGGTTCAGAAGAATAAGCTGGATCACATGGGTCTGGTAAAAATGAATGTGGAGAGTTGGTGCCTATTATTCTCGCTCTATAAGTAAACTGAGTAGTGGTATTATTGATAGTGTTGATAGCTTTCCCAACAAAGCCGGGTTCGCCTGTAAAAAACTCTAAATCTTTGGGACTAACTGGTATTGGGTCTGATATAACAACGGCTTGAAATGTAGTTCTATCGCCATACGAATCATAGGTAAAAGCTTTTCGTATTGAGTTAGAAAACAAATCTTTAGAAGATTTGCTATCAGTGAAGGTTGAAAAGTCTATGTTGTCTTTAATCGCCATTAAGACTCCCCTTGGATCATATCAAAAAGACTAGCCTTATCCTCATCAGACAGACCCACCTCTTTGGTTCTCTCCTTTTGTTTTAGGGTGAGAACTTTCACTAGTTGTTCGTTTGAGCGCTGCATGGTTTCAATATGTTTGGCAGCTACGGGGGAAAGTGCTCTGTTATTTTCTGCATTTTGAGCAATCTGATTTGCAAGCTCATTCAAAAACTCTCGCGCAACCTTGCGGTCATTGCGAATGTTTTCTATTGCCTCGTCCATCAAATCGTCAAATTCGTCACTCATATCTTGCCATTTTCCCAATCAGATTTAAAATCTGCATAATGTTCTCTGAACTTGTTCAAAGAGTTTACAACCTGCTTTGTGTTGAGACCAGTTATCTCTCTCAGGTAAAGGTAAATAGCTTTCTTGTTAAAAATTTCTATGTCGTCTCTACTCTCAAATAGAACGATGATTGCCTTATACACGCGCTCATCATTCTCTCTCATATCATTGAACTTCCATGTTTTCATGTCTTCATAAAATGATTTCCAAAATTCCTGCTCTAATCGATTGGTGACCCAAGTGTCTTCTGATGCAAGGTATTCTTGTTCATATCTTTTGGGTGCAGCATCATATTGTACTTCACGTTGATTTTTTCTTTTTTGTTTTTTGACTTTGTGTATGAACCAGTTTTTTGTAATAACTGAGAAATAAGAAAAAGCTTTATGCCCCTTATCTGGCTGGAACTTATCGAGTATGGTCATCAACCAGACTTTGCACTCTTCTCTTAGAGAATCTATATTAGGCAATGTTGTAAACTTATACGTGAAAACGATCTTATCTACCATTTCACTAAATGCAGGTCGCAACATGGTGACATATATTTCAGTCTTTCTTTTGTTGCAATCAGTAGAACAATATTCTATGATTGCATTTTCGTGCTCTTTGGTAAAATAGTGATTAGATTTCTTCGATCTGCTGCGTCTCGGCATCTTCTTCCTCTTCATCTGGTATGTATATAAAGTCAAATTCATCCATGTATTCTCGGAATGAGCGAGCGTGATCCATCAGCGCTTGTAACGTCTGGTCACCGTAAAACATCTCAAGTTCATATACAGCCTTTACATGCCTTGCAAAGCTTGCAGCGGCTGTCCTCATATCATCAATCTCCGCAGAGATAATGACAAGCTTTTGTGCTACGTTGCGAGAATACACAAACAGAATCGCGTTGATACCAAGTGACACCAACAAGATAAGCGATAGCACCATCTCAAGCCTACTCATAAAGTCCATTGCTTGCTTCCTCCTTCATCTCAGTTAGAAGCTCACGATTGGCTTCAATATATTCATTTGTGAGGTTACCAGTAGCCTTAGAATCTTCCTGCTTTTTGTTCAAGACTATCGGCTTACCTACCATTTTTGTAACGCTCTCATGTCCGCAGAGGTCGCAGGACTCCTTTTGTTCTGAGAACGAGTGAAAAGCCACGAAGTCTCCTTCGCAGCTATCACATTTGTATAGGTAGCGGGGCAACTACTCTCCCGCCAGTCTTGTTAGCTCTTCTTCGGTGACTGGTCGGTCATTACTTACACGAACGGTTGGTGGATTGGTAACCACAAGACCATCTTCAGTCTGGGTTAGCTCAAACCCCTTAAGGATTGGCACAATGTCTAGTTGGTTTAAAAGTGACTCTTGAAGAGCCATCATAACAGCACCAAGTGCCTGATTTGAAAGTCTAAATGTTCCGTTACTCATGGTTACTCCTTATTCAACGGTTACGCTCTTAGCGAGATTTCTTGGTAGATCAACGTCTCTTCCATTATGAAGAGCAAGGTGGTAAGAGATTAATTGACCAACAACATTGAAAATCATAGCAGTTATGTATTTGTTGTTGCCGGTCTCGACGCTAACCAACCTATCATAGATTTTATTCTCTATTTCATTCTTTGTGTAGTTTGTTATAAGAATAACTTTCCCTCCTCTTGCCCTAATCTCCTCTATGTTGCTGATTGTCTTCTCTGGATAAAAGTTCTTGTCAAGCAAACAAATATTAAGAATCTCATCATCAATCAGCGCGAGTGGTCCATGCTTCAATTCTGAGCCTGAGTAACCTTCAGCGTGGATGTACGAAATTTCCTTAATTTTCAGAGCAATCTCATCTGCGATTGGCTCAAGGACATTACGACCTATCACGAAAGCAGTTTTAGAAGCTCTGTAAGTGTCACAAATACCCTTGATTTTATCTTCTTGGGCCAAGGCTCGATTAATAAAATATGGCAGTTTTTGAGCTTCTCTCACAAATTCCTTGTATTCTCGATAGGAGCATCCGTTCTCAAGGCCAATCTTGTAGGCGAGAAGAAGCATAGCAAGAATTTGGTTTGTAACGGCCTTTGTTGAAGCAACTGATACCTCCTTGCCGGCGCGAATGTGAATACCACAGTCAGTCATCTGGTAAATGGTTGAGTTGGGGGTGTTTACAATACCGAGAACGTTAGCCCCCTTTGCCTTCATGTTCTTGATACAGCCAATAACATCAGCAGTCTCTCCAGACTGAGAAACAGTTACAAGCCAAGACTTTTCGTCTACGAGGGCGTCTTTGTACTTCAACTCGCCAGAAGCTATATTGCGGGCCATAAGTCTACCAACTTCTTCCATAACAAGCGCGCCGACGCGGGCAGCATTATTGGCAGAGCCGCAGCCCGTAAAGATAATCTGATTGCTGCTCGCGAACTTTTCGATACAGTCCTGAAGGCCACCAAGAATGATTTCTGTGTCTCTGATTCTTCCCATAAGCCCAGACATAACATAATCAAACTGCTCGTATATTTCCTTCTGCATGTAGTGGTCGTACTTACCAAGGCAGTAGGTATCTGCTGATACATCCTTTTCTTCAAAAATAAGTGTTAACTTAGTGCCATTGAGATCTTGAACATCAACAGAGTCCTTACGAATGATGAGGATCTTACTATCGTCAATTGAGGAATAGGTTTTTACATCTTCTGGGAACGAGAAGGCGTCAGAACAAACATAGACAGAATCATCAGCACGCCCAACATACATTGGAGAGCCAAGCTTCATCAAGTTCATTTGGTTTGGATAATCAGCGTGAATGAAGATAACGCCGAATGCGCCTTCAACGTGCTTTGCAGTATGGCGCATAGCAGCGCGGAGGTCGTCTCCCTGAGAGAGATAATACTGAATAAGATTTGGTAGCACCTCAGTATCAGTCTCAGAGTAAAAAGTGAAACCCTTACCTTCTAGAAAGTTCTTGACCTCAACATAGTTCTCAATGATTCCGTTGTGGACAAGACTAATCTTATTATCATTAGAGGTATAGGGGTGAGAATTGTCCTTCGTTGGAGGTGAGTGAGTTGCCCATCGGTTGTGCCCGATAGCAACAGTTCCTCTCAAGTCAAGGTCGGGGAGGAACTTAGGATGCCCCTCTGTCCTCTCGATTACAACTCCTTGTGACGTTGCGACGGCAATGCCTGCCGAGTCATAACCTCGATAAGCAAGGTTTTTGAGTCCTTGCTTGATTGCGTTGTATTCTACGCTGTCGGCTACTGAGCCAAAGATTCCACACATAGATTATCCTTTGAAAAACATCTTTGTAAGCCATCTTCTATAGCAACAGACGGCTTCCATCCAAGAGATAATAACCCAGAAATGTCAGACTGTGAATGCTTAATGTCACCTTTTCTTTCTGAATTTTCAATCCAAACTACATTATGGTTTTTGTTAATTATCTCTCTGACTGAATTTAGAGAGCATGAAACACCGCTAGCAACATCGTGTACCGTACCAGCAAATGGCTTATCTTGGTTCATACAAAAAATGTTAGCAGATACAACATCATCAACATGTACAAAATCTCTTGTCTGTTCTCCATCTCCATCCATACGAAGTTCTCTACCTTCACGAATCATCTGCATCCAAGCACTTATCGCTGTGGAGTACGAGCCGCAATAGATTTGATCTTCGGAATAGACATTATGATAACGAAGACAAACCGTATCTAGTCCATAGAGTTGAAAATAGAGTTTACACTCTTGCTCTGAGATTCTCTTGTGAAGTCCGTATGGTGATGTTACATCGGCAGCAGCAGCAGAGGAAGAAAAGATAACTCTTTTTACATTATGGTTCTTTGCCCACTCTAATAGAACAGATGTGGCATAAGCATTATTTCTAAATGTATCTGAAGGCTCTTCTACGGATTGTTGAACCTTTGGAAATGCTGCGAGATGGAAAACATAGTCATAACTTGTGTTTGGCAGATGGTGGAGAACATCTCTACCATCTTTTAAATCCAAGCCATGAACAATGTTGATTCCATCGTCTAATTTGTTAAATATTTTGCTACCAATGTAGCCTTTATGTCCAGTTACTAAAATTTTCATAAAATGCCTATTTTTTTTAATTGCTCAAATGTGTCTTCCCAATTGTTAAAACGAACTCCTTTATCATCAATGAAACATATGGCTCTTGGCTTTTCTGATACTACATCAGTTACATATTGTTTAACATTGTGTTTTTCTAACCAATCCCAAATCATTTGTGTTCCATTTTTTCCATCAACCTCGGGTCTATCTGATCTACTTTTACATGAATATATAAAAATGCTAAATCCCTTATTATGTAATGCTTCTAATGCTTTTAGAGATCCTTCAATTGGTACATCATAAACAGTACCATCATAATAGCCTTTTGAGCAGGCATGAATAACGCCATCAAAATCTATTGCAATATTTTTTGCATTTTCAATTTTTTGTATTTTATTAAACTCTTCCACTGTTAACATTTATAACTCCAAAATTTTTTTACAAAAATTGTAATCTTGTTCGGTCTTTATCACACTACCATTGAATCTTGGTAGTTCAAAAAAAAATCTATCACTGCCAAAAGATATGCAACTTTCCTTCATTACACCACTTTTTAAATTCCAGCCAGTCATTGCCCAATTTATTACATGAATATCTTTTAAATCTTGAGAATTTGACTTTTTCTTAAATGTAAAATTAACTGGTTTTTCTTCCACTAAGGACTCTAAAATTATTTTTTCGTATGTTAATCCAACTTGCTTGTTTGAATTCACAAAAGCTTCTACAAAAGAAGATATTTGCTCTACAGTAATCAGTGGAGCAATTGAGTGAATTTGAAATAAATAATCTGATTGAACATTTGAAATAAAGTCCCTTATAAAATCTTCTGATGTTGCTTGATTATTGGCAAATTTTTCATTTCTTTTGTATTTGTAACATGAGGGTGGGGCTTCTTCAAGAATAACATCAGACTCGCTATTGATGTACACTTCGTCAAATACTGAAGAATCTATGCATTTTTTAGCACATAACTGAACAATTGACATATTGTTGATTTTCAGTAAATTTTTTTGTTTCAATCTTTGGCTGCCCAATCGGGCAGGTATCATACAAACTTTTTTCATTAGTTTCTCAAGGGTGAATCTTTCAATCTTACCTTTTCGCCTTTGATAGAGGGGCACTTGTTGTCTGTCTGATGTATAAGTTCATAGAACATCATCATGCAAAGAACCTCGACAGTATGAAAGTAATCACAATTAAAAACCATTTCATCAATACTATCTGAGAGCTTTTCAGATTTTTGTCCTGACATCATGAAAGTTGAAAACCCCATCTCCTCAGCCCAGTGTAGGCAGCTAATTATGTTGGAAGAATTGCCCGAACAGGACATTCCTATGACTAATGAGTCTTCTGCTTCATCAACTGGTGCCACAGTTTCAAGCCATCTAGTAAATATATTTCCGAAGCCATGATCATTTGCGTTTGAGGTAATAAAACCAAAACTGTCAAATGAGTATGCCACTTTGTCTGGTATTAATCTTGTTAAGTCTGTTGACATGTGACTAGCGACAAAGTGCAGTCCGCCATTGCCAATTAGATAAATCTTTTTGGCATTGTTTAGCTTTGTTACAATTTTTTCAAAGGATGGCGATAAGCTTGCGCTTTCTAACTTTTCTTCAATATTTTCAAAATCAATTTGCATTTTTTTCCTTGGTGATTTTATTAATATAACACAAATTTGCATATAAGCAAATATTTGTATCTATAAATTTTTTTTATTTAAGTAGTTTAGTGATTCCTTGCTCCAGCGATAAGAACTCGTGCTTTCCTATGAAACCAAATAGTTTTTTATTACATGGTTTTCTTACGAGAGTATCATTTTTTCTAGCGGGTAAAAATACTGGATCAAAGTTTTTATTGCCTATTTTATGTATAAGTTTTGCTAGCTCTAATATCGTTACCTCTTCGTCATTTCCTATATTTAAGACTTGATCTGAGGCAATAGAAGAAGCTTTAAGTGTTACTTGTATATTATCATCAATGTAGCAGAAACTTCTTGTTTGAAGTCCATCTCCTATTATGGAAAACTTTCCTTCTTTAAATCTTCTTATAAACTCTGGAACTACTTGTCCATAATCTGTTGAAACCATATTGGGACCATACACATTGAACAATCTCAAAATGAGATAGTCAATATCATTTTTTTGGCAAAAAAATTTAATCAAAAATTCATTATGAACTTTTGAACAAGCATAGCTATCTCTATCGGCTTCAATATTCAACACTATTTCATGAAGTTCGGAAGTTGGTGTTGGGGGATTGAATCCGTACACTTCCGAAGAAGAAGCAAAAATAAATTTTTTTATGCTTTGGGAATCTAGTAATGATAAAGTGTTCTCGGTTATTGAAACATTTTTGCTGAATACTTCAAAAGGGAAGTCGTAAAAATATTTTGTTCCATTAATTGCTGCGTAGTGATAAATTTCACATCTTGCATTTTTTATAATTGAACCTATTTTTTGTTTTAAGCTTTTGCACTCTTCTTGTGATGAAAGGTCACAATTAAAAAAATTGAAATTCTTATTGCCTCTCAATGGCAATAGATTGTCTTCTGTTCCTCTGAAAAAATTATCAATACCGATGACAATATAATCATTTTTCAACAATCCTAGAGCAAGATGGCTGCCTATAAAGCCTGCTGCTCCAGTAACCACAGCGTAGTTTTTACTCATCTCTCATGCCATCCAATACCGTCTTCTTAAAAACTGAGTTTTGTTTCAATACATCACTAAAAAATGTAATGTGATTTAAGCTTTCTTCTACGCTGAGTGCTGCAATTTCTTTTGTATCTTTAGGTAGGCATGGTCCACTGAAGCCTTTTAAGTTTTCACTAGAATTTAGGTAAATGTCATTTATGTGATCTCTGAGCACTGCCAGTTCTTTTACCTTAGAGTAATCAACTCCCATATGTTCACAAATATCATGATAACTGTTTGCGAAAGTTATCAACACTGCATTATAAATGTTGTTGAAATACTTCACTGCTTCAGCTTCCGAAGGAGTACAAAAGACTACTTTTTCAGGCAAATCGCCATGTGCCTGTTTTACTTTTTCATATACCTCTTGTTCAAGAGCGCCAATTGCACACAAGTCATGATTGTATATAAAATCTTCAGTTGCACACCTTTCTCTTAAAAATTCAGGAACAAAACAAATTTTGCTGTTTTTGTAGAAATTTGATAGCCTTTCAGTTGTACCAATTGAAACAGTAGATTTGACTGCTATGATTCCCTGATAATTTAAGTGAACCAAATCATCAACAACAGATTCTAATATCTTTGTATTACACCTTCCACTACTTGAAGTGGGAGTCGGCACACATATAAAAACAATTTCACAATCCAACAAATCAGTTATAGAGGTTTTTAATTTTAGATCGTGCTCGGCGACAGTATGTCCGACGTGTACCATGCCGTTTTTTACTGCTGTGCCGACAACGCCCAGACCAATGATTCCTATTTTCATTTTTTCTTCCTATCATGTAATTTTGTTATCAAAGAATTTGAAATCCCACTCATGCTGTGTTTATTATTGAATTTTACAACTTCTTCAAAAGGTATTTTTTTGTGCAAAGCCTGTTCAATTTTATGATCAATATTGGCTGATTTGTTATCAAAAAAAACATAAAAGCCTTCTCCAGTCTCTCTTAACACAGGTATATCAGAACACAAAACATTAGTTCCTAACGATATCGCTTCAAGCGGGGGCATACCTAAGCCCTCAAATTCAGTAGCAAAAAAAAGAAATGAAGATTCTTTCATTAATTGCTTTTTTTCTTTCTCGCTTATAGAATGCCTAAATGTTACTTTTATCTCATTTTTACTGAAAAGATTAGAAATATTATTTTTGATATCTTGATTGAGATTTACATTTCCAGTGTTTAGAATAATTTCGAAATTTGAAAGCACTTTAGTATTTAACAGGTGTAATTGATTCCACCCTTTATGGACACTAGTAGCGCCAAATCTTGACATTATAAAAACTTTTTTGCTTTTTACAAGATTTGGTTTTTCATAATTTATATTAATTGGTCCGGGTTCATAGATAAAATCCTGATTATCGTAAAACTCTTTTGCCCACTGGTTACCGGTTCTTGAAATACTCAAGATTGTGTCACAAAGCTTTGCAACTTTTTTCCAAGGATCCCACAATGATATATCTTTCTTATATGGACTTTGAGCATTCCACCAATTTCCACTTTCAAAATTATAAAAAATATTTTTATGGTTTAAATTAATCGCATTATCTAAAAATAGATTGTAGAAATCGTATGAACCGGGACCATTTGGGATTATTATTCCAAAATCATAAGAACTAGTTTGGGTACTTATTGTTTTAAAATTTACTTTTGAATTTTCGAAACATGTTAGAGCCATATGTGAATTTGTTTCGTTTGTGAAAAAATCCACATTACACCCAGAGTCTGCCAAACTATTTGCTAAACAGAGGGATAAATACCTGCCACCAGAGAAGCCGCTCTTTGGTAACCAGCAGTAAAAGCTAATATTAAGAGCTTCCATCAATGCTGCTCCTTAAATGATCATCAATAAAGAATTTTTCATTGTTTAGAAAAGTTCTTAAAAAGTTTTTTTGAAAATCTATGTTATGATTTTTTACTTTTTGATTCAATTCTCTTACTTCTTGTTCAGTTGTTATCTTCGTCCTATAATTTTTATTGTAGCCACCAGAGAACATAGTAATCCCTTTTATAGTTATTGTTTTAGGTTTTTGCAAATAAAGATCATAAATTGCTATGGTTCCTGTGTTTGGAGAAGTTTGTCCGCATAGATTGCATAGATTCATATATGTATTGTTGTCTATAATTGTTGTTGGAAAACCAAAGTCACTATTCAAAATTGAATAATTTTTTAAATTATTAGCATACCAAGATTTTACAGGGGGATATGCTACTCTCACTGTTTTAACTTTCTCAGATATCAATTTGCCAAAATCTATTGGATTTTCTCCAATAGATGAATCAAAATTTATGCAATGATACAAAACATCGCACCTATCATTAATAAAGTCTTTACATAAATCAGTTTCAACCATTCTATTCAATTTCACTACAATATCATAATTTTTTAAGTCCTGTGAGTAAGAGCCATCATATAAATAAGAAGCAGGACCTAAGAGTAAAACATTTTTTTCAAATATCAAATCTTTAAAAGGCATAAGTTTCACCAATTACACTACTCTTTTTCAGCTTTGTATCTTTTTTATTTTGTTCTTCTGTTTCTCTTCTCAATGAATCATTACCGATCCATTCACCATCTACTTTACCTGTTTGAACATCTTCCATAAATGTGTTCATAGTTTCACGCACCTGCTGACGCTCAACAGATTTAATATTGACAGATAAAAGTGATTCTCTATTAAAACTCAAAATAGCCCAATGAGAGCAATCAGGCTCTACTGGATAAAACCACTCATACTTTCCGCCTACGTGATTTTGAAGACAAATTGTCTTAGATTTCTTGAATACCCTTGGTACAGCAACATGCATATTACAAAAACCATGATTGATAATTTTGTTATCTTTGAGAGTCAGGTTTTCTGAGACTACTGGTATTTCATAACCACAAGCATAAACTCTTTCATCTGCAAGTGACTTGATAGCGGAAACCATAGTTTTTAAATAACCCTTGCCAAAAACAAAATCGGCGTCGTGACGGAACACTATTTCATTATTACATTCCTGCACAGCGGCTCCAAAAACATCAGCTATCGTAAAGTTCTTAGAAAGGTCTCTTTCTTCTGTTCTCCACCTTAGCTGAATACCAGCATTATCATATCTTTCTTTGAAACTTTCGATTACATCTAATGTATTATCTGAAGATCGATGATTAATGATAAATACTTCATCTACAATGCCTGCAAACTGAAGGCATGAACTCAAGTAATTTTCAATAGCCTCTGGTTCATTATACACTTGGTTTCCAAAACTAATTCTATGCTGTTGGAGGTAATGTATTGCTTCAATATAATCCTCTTCTACATTAAGCAAGCTGCTATAGCGCTCAAGAGCTTTTTCTTTTGTAAAATTCTCGGACCATTCGCGTCGTGAATGACCTCGCTCAACAGAGCGGACTGCGGATTCTAGCTCTTCTGATGTGAATGCTATTTGTGGGAGCACTACGCCGCCTTGTAGCGATCCAAAAACTTCAGGCACACCACCAACAGGAGTAGAAATCCAAGGCAACCCAGCAGACATAGCCTCAAGCAAAACAAGCGGCAACCCCTCTGCTTTTGATGGAAGAACATAAATGTCCGAAGAACAAAGTAGGAGGTCAATTAGACCTCTGTTGTTCGTTCCCTTCACCATTTTGACGCACTCGGAGAGCCCCTGTTCTTCAATCATAGAGTTAATCTGTGAGAGATAAGCGTTATCAGAAGCACTTCGCGGAGAACCAAGTAATACAAGAGTGTGGTCTTCTCTAAGTCCAGAAGCAGCAAAGCTCTGAATTAGAGATAGTTGGTTTTTTCTATCTTCGATCAAACCGTGATTGAAGATGATCTTCTTGTTTCCTAACTTGAGGGCATTACGAATGTGAATCGGTGGCTTCTGAGTAATTTGTGTGTCTCTGGTGAAGTTTGGAATGAATGAGTGTTCTATCCCATTCTCTTCAAGAAACTTGTTTACAGGCGCTCCTTTGCAAAAGGAAACAACATGGGTATAAAGTTTTATCTTTTCTACAATCTGCTGAACATTTGGAATTCTGCCTTCATGGATCCAACGATAAACATTCTCGTCCAGATTTAAGATCAAGATGCTCTTGCGAGTGTCACCCGGATTGATTGTCTGTAAGGTTGGAGAAAACAAATCAGCAAGAACTAAAACAGCATCATAGTTCTGGACAAGAAAGAAATCTGAGTTTGTAAAATTAAGCCCTTTTACTTCATGAATTTTGTAAGAATAGTTGCTGTGTTCTCGACTTGAATCGGGGGTGGTGATAACCTCCACCTCATGACTAAGATCGGCAAAACCCTCACATAAACTTTGTGCGAGGATCTGCGTGCCGCCGATTGAGGGGGCGTAAAAGTCGCTTACAAAGCCGAGCCTCAAAGCATTGACTCCAAATCAATCAAGGTGTTTTCTGGAAAAACAGATTGTATTTCACTCACAAACCTATCATACATAACAGGCTCGGAGAATCTATCTTGTAGAACCTCAGCATAGTCATCGCGGCGAGTAGCATCGGCACGGCAAATACGCATCTGCTCCTTAGCAGAAGATTCACGAGCATAAGCCCACATAGAATCAGGAACGATAACCCCATCCCAAACAACCTCTTTCTGGACTGGCTGTAGGTCAAAGGCTACGTTATAAAACTGCTCCTGACCTTCAGCATCTACAAGAAAATCTAGCTGCCCAGACCAACCAACAGTGACCACAGGAAGACCTGAGTATGCAGCCTCAAAGAGTGGAAGGCCAAATCCTTCGCCGTGGGGGAGAGAGACAAATGCATTGATTTGGGGATTGGAATACAAGGAGTGTATTTCGGCGTCGGTCATATCGCCGTGTAGGAGGAATACTCTGCACTGTCTCTCTCCCTGTTGACGGAGGAAGTTCGTAAGATCTGTTTGTAAGCGCTTACGATCCATTAAACAATTCTTGGCAATGTTAGACTTCACAACAAGACCAACATCTTCATTACGGAACTCTTCAATAAACCACTTGATGGTATTATGAAGGTTTTTTCTTGGACCAAACTGTGCAACTGTGAGGAAATTAAACGCCGTGGGGAGATTTAGATCCAGTTCTGGCAAGTTCTCAAAAGTCTTGACGGGGTAGCCAACTGCCTCAACAGGAACTTGGGTTCTCAGCGTGACCTGTTCGCCAGTCTGCTGGTTCTGTGCTTGATACTCCGTGTTCTCAAACACTTGCTTAGAGTGAGAAGATACAACAATGATCTTATCCATCTCGTTGGCCTTTGGAATCCATTGGTGGGCTATCTTTGTTGTCTCAATACCAGCAGTGTAACCAATATTTATTGGAGCAAGCTTTTGAAACTCATTGGGGATGGTTACCTGTAGGGACATGTCAAACTGACCACCTTGTTGGATATATCCGATTGTCTTCTCAATAGTCTGATCAATCCAGACACGCTCTTCATCCATCTCGGAAGACCAA